GGATTGTAGAGCACGCCGTTCCCCGTGTCCAAGTAAATCCTTCCGGTCGCATGGTCGTAATACTCCACCTTCATCATCCCTGAGAATGTCACGTTGTCGTTTTCGCCACGAAGCTGAGAGACGATGAACTCATAGACCCGGAGACTGCCTCTCACATTTATATCGTCTATCTCTAAACGGAATTTCTGTTCCTCTACACCAGCCGAGTTAACCCGTTTATATGGAGCAATATCCCAACCGAAGCCATTAGGGAAACCGGATATAAACGTATGGGAACCCACTCGTTTCTTGAATAAAACATTCCCACGGAACCATGACTCATCAAATATGGTACGACCATCGGCCTTGATCTCCCAGCCCTTGCCGTCCATGCCGTCGAGGAAGATGGAGGAGCCTATCTTCTTGTCGAATAAAATATCCTCATGGGCGATATCGGGAATGTCCTTACGAAGGTAACGTTTGTCGTTATCCTGTTTTACCTTGTTTATCTCATATAATGTCCGCAGAGCGGAGAAAACGTTCTCGTCCGAGGCGGCGGTAGTATCCTCTTTCTTTATGATATACACCCCGAAAGAACCGCTACCTTGGTTGACGTACGTGTTATCCTTATATTGGATATTCTCCAACTTACGCTCCAATTCCCCCAGCCGGGAGTAAGCAGCGCTCTCTCCTACCGTATAGGAAGGCGAATCATATGGGATATCAAGTTTTTTCTCGAAACCCAATACCCTAGATTCCCGCCCATTCTCAAAATAAGCCTTATTGATAAGCCTGACACGCTGTCCTACGGATAGATCAATCGCCTTTTCCGGGTTCAATATACCATTATTCTCATCGTAGCCGGAAGCGTAGTATGAGTTAAGGACGCATGTGTAAGTGGAAGGGTCCGACACGACCTTGGCCTTATACTCTATCGTCCTTCTCAGCAATTCCTCTTCCGCCTGCGGGATAAGGGTGTCACTTACGTATTGCGTGTCAAAATTGTATAGGATATATTTGTTCCCCGTCCCCGGTATAAGAGGGCTTTCCGGCAATGTCTGGCCATAGGAGTCATTACGGACTATCTCGAACACCTGAGCCTCCGGATCATCCTCCGGCAGTCCTTCCGGATTGAATCGCAAGGCGAAATCCATGCCTGACAACGGCCCCGTCTGGAATACGACACGAAGCTCTTTGCCGGGAAGCACGTATTCCTCGGAGAAGGACAATCCCGAGTCCTTGAACCGATAGACGGTGAATGTCTCCGATGTCCCGTCCTCGCCCTCCTCCGTGACCTCCTTCGGTATCACCTCGGTTATCGTACCTATCTTACGAGGGTATATATCGTCGAATATAACGACCGCCTCCACTATTTGATCCTCGGTCAATCCCTGTACCACGTCCACGTAGGGGGTTCCCTTAGGAAGCATGAGGCGTTTTTGCACCACCCCTTGCACCACCGTACCGGATTCCCCCTTGCGATAGCCGGAGGGGATATTTCTCGTTGAGCCGAAAGCGTACAGGCGTGTGGCGAACAGGTCTTGGCTTTGGCTCCTTGGCATGGACACTACCTGCCTACCTATCTCCAGATCTACGGGATCGCCACGCTCTATCCTACCTATATATATCTTGTCACCCTCTACCCACCACTCGCACTCCCACGCCTCAGCAATCTTGGTAAGGGCATCCACGATATTCGTGCTGTCGTATTGCACGAGCTTGGCGACAGCGTCAACGGAGCTATCGACAACGGCTTGGTACTCCTTACCGTTATACCTGAATCCCAGAGATCGCAAATTGGATACGACAATGCTTAGGTGGGCCTCCGGAGCACGTGTAAGGCTCCATGACGCTTCCTTGTTACCTTGCCTATCGTAAAATAGGATATGATTCTTCCATCGGTAATAATGCGAGTCGAATCGCACGCTATAGTCGTATCCGCCTGTGGATGCGTTGAATGTCGGATATGTCTTGCCAGTTACGTAGAAAACGCTACCTTCATAATCGATATTGTCTCCGATCTCCAGTTGTACCGGATCGGACAAGGAGAACACGAGGTTCACATAGTCCTCTTTCATCAACTCAAACCGACGTACCGAACCCGTCCCTATCGATACCGACAACTTGACTCTACCAGATATGTCCTTAATCTCGATCATGAACTCAAAGTTCACGCATATAAGGGGGATGGCAAAAAATCAAGCGGACCTAAAAAAAACAATGGCGGGATTGTTGTAATTTTGTTGTAGGAGGAAATAAAAAAAGCCCCGAGCCACTGGTATGGTACGGAACTTTTTCTTTTATTTTCTTGATTTTAAATGTTTATTGATAGTTTAATCTATAACTTTCGCCTTCGCATTCATATTCCCATACATACAAAGGTTTATAAACCATCTTGAACATGAGGGCGGAACTCCAGTCATCTCCCCCCATTAATTTGCCACAATCTTTTTCTTCATAGACAATCTGATTTGAAAAAGAATCATATACATAGAACCGATTAATCGTAACATTTTTGTTTGAACCATTATGAAATTTAATATACATAGTCCCCGTGATAAAACCATTGTTGTAAAGTCCATTCAAACGTGTAGACGCAGTTATTTTTTCTTCAAGAGGTATTTCCAAAACGGTTATTATACATTCCGCTTTCACCGTCCCGTCCTTCGTAGACACAGTAACCGTGCATTCTCCCGGATTTGATGTATTTATTATTCGTTGCTCTTCGTTAGCAAAATAGGCAATACTTTTATCGGAAAATTCAAATTTCAATTCTGAGTTATCTGCGTTATATGGATATACAGAAACATCCAATGTAAACGATTCACCTTGATTTATAGTAATATTAGAAGGATTTAGTATTATACTTTCCACCGCTATCGTCTCCACCGTAATCTGGCACGCATACCGTTTCCCATTCACAGTCGTATAGACTTCTGCCTTCCCTTCTTTCAGTGCATTAATCCCTATTCGTCCGTTTGAAATAGACGTTATAGACACGACAGAATTGTCCGAAACATACCATTTAACTCCGGAGACATCCGCATAACTTGGCTGTATTGTATAATCAATGTAAGTGGTTTCGCCTTTTTTCAGACTTATGTTTTGTTCCTCAAAAGATATGTTAGATACCTGTGTTTGCCCCTCTTCATCTGGTTTATCATCGTCTTCTTTATCACCATCTTCGCCAATAATGGTAACCATTGCATTAGCCCATATGAGCCGGGAACTGTTATCTTTTATCCCGTGGTTGACTACTTCTACAATCACCGTTCCTGATTTAGTGGCCACAAATAATCCAGTACTGTCAATACGCCCACCGCCTGTTTTATTATCTTCAGTTACGACAGTCCAGACAAAATCATCCTGCGGATAGTTTGACGGGGACGTTATGGCTTCGAACTGATATGTGTCTCCAACCTCTAGTTTTAAAGTTTTAACGTTCAATCCTATGCTTTTCAACTCAATCACTTCCTTTTCATCTTCGTTAGTACAAGATGTAAAAAGAAAGAAAGGTAGCAGCGTCGCCAAAATTAAAAATAAAACGCTCATTTTTAATACATTTACATTATCATTTCAATCCAAATCACAACATTACAGCAACTTGCTTTTCCACGGCTTTTTTTATGAAAGCGTTAATAGAAACGCCTGCTTGCTTTGCCAGAACAGCCACTCTACTATGAAGTTCCGGTGATAAACGAACGTTCAATGAACCAGAATAGCTCTTATGCGGTTCAATCCCCTCTTCCTCGCAATACGCCAGATAATCATCTACAGCCTCGTGGAAAGCCGTTGTAAGTTCCCGCACGCTTTCCCCCTCAAAATTAACAAGACCATCAATGCCTTCTATCTTTCCAAAGAAAACATTGTCCTTCTCGCTAAAAGATACATACCCGATATAGCCTTTGTAAGTCAATGTATTCATATTTGTACTTGTCTATCTCTTTTTTCCGAACAACTCGGAATGACTACCAATTCTAAGCAAGTCGATTATTTCTCCGTCAATCCAAATAAGAAGAAAATCCCCTTCTATATGGCATTCCATACACCCTTTATACTCACCTTTCAACATGTGAGGTTTGTATTCTTGTGGAATCGGATGGTCATTTATAAGTAGATTTGCGATATATTCAAAAGCTGCTATTTTTTTTGGGAATTTCTGAATACGTTTGAAATCTTTCTTAAACTGGCTTGTTGGGTGTAATTTCTTTTTCACTTCATTAATTCCTCCATCAAGCTATCCACGCTGTCGAACGTTTCTTTATTCTTGGTCGTACGTGCTTCCCTTATAGCCTCTATCGTTTCCTCGTTTGGCTCGGAGTATACAGCGTCCATCAAGGTGCTCTCTACAAAATTATTCAAACTCCTGTTCGCTTTCTTGGCTTGTTCCTGCAAGACTTGCAACAAGTCCTCACGTAAACGGAACGAGGTTTGCTTTCTTATTACTGCTTCCATATTACTTAATGTATTATATTGTATCGCAAAGGTAATGTATTGTATGCAGAAAACAAACTTTCATGATTTTTATTTTGAGATCATTGAAGATAACATCATTCCACCTTTATCTTCAATGGGTGACCGCAGTTAGGGCATTTATATCCACCATCAATCTCTTTTTGTACTTCGGAGGGGGAGGCGAAAAGTTGCCATGTTTCAACACCCAGAACAGAAGCAAATCTTTTTATGGTCTCTAAAGTGGGATTCTTCATTAATCCATTTAGATTTTGCTTTTTGATACCTAGTAAATCAGAGAAAGCCGTTTTAGTCAATCCTTTTTCTTTTAGTAATGCTTCAATATTATCCATATATCCGAATTTTAATGCTACAAAATTACACATACTCATATAAGTAATGCTACTTATATTACTAATTAACGTTAAAATAATGCTGTATTATTACTTTTATCTTGCACAGTAATGTTATATACATTACATTTGCATCGTCAAAATAAAACAACAGTACAATGGCAACACAGAAATACAACAAGAGTGAGATCATGAAAGACGCATGGAGATTATTCAGACTTTACCGAAAATTCTCTTGGTCTTTTGGCAAGTGCCTTTCTATAGCATGGGATAATGCCAAGATAGAGATAAAAAATAATGAGGCCAAAGCCAAGAGATTGGCAGAGGAAGAAGCTAGACGCATCGAGTATCGCAAGCATATTGTCTTATCTCATGTCGGTATGGCTAGCCTTTACGGTAACAGGGTTTATTCGGGTGATTGATAACTATACATTAATAATATAAGGATATGAAAACGATAGAGGTATTGAAGAACGTGCAAAGAATTGCGTTGGAGTGTATGATCGGAAGGAAACCGGTACATATAAATGTAGGCGTTATGCCGGAGACGGGCGGTTTATGCGTCACCGTACAAGACAGGTCTCACGATGTGGTCTACATGGAGATATTCAATGACTGGATGCCGGATCACAAGGAATGGAATAAAAAGACCTACGATAGGTTCATGAGCGTAATTAGCGACATGACTTGCAGGCTTGCGGGATAACTCGAACGACGGGGAGAGGATCGGAAGTAGATGCCCCTCCGGTAATACGGCCGGAGGGATTTTACAACAATAGCTCCATTGTGGTTTTTCGAGCCTTGAAAAAATAGGCCACGGATTTTGTCATATATAATTTTGTGATATGAAAATGATCGCTCATGTGACGGTAGCGAAAGAAGATATTTAAGGGCATTGATTCCAGTTGCAGACCGTCACAATAGGCAACTTCAATCTTTGCCCTTCGCTTTTTACCTTGTCAAGCGAGACTGGTAATAAGCAGGTAGGACGGCATACACCGGGGTTCAAGTCCCCGGCTACCACTTCGGTCAAAATAAAATCCTCAAAGGTAGTGCTTGACCGAGCTACCAATGAGGATAGTATTAATCCTTTAACGGGACAAAGTTATGAAAAATAAAAATGAATTAGCAAAATATGATGCTAATATTTTAGAAAAAATCGGTAGAGACGAGGACAAGTTTTCTCTGAACGACTTGTGGATATTGGCAGGAAGCCCACAAAATAAAGATCCTAGACAATGGCAAAGACTTCCTCAAGCAGAAGAATATTTAAAGTCTGTAAGTAAGATTTTAAATGTGGGATTTTCACACATTATAAAATCCAAGAGAGGTAAAGGTGGTGGTACTTACGGTATTAAGCACGTAGTTCTTGAATACGCTCAATATCTAGATAGTCGTAAAGCCGACTTTGCGGATGCCGCCTTGAAAAAAATACGATTTTCGTTTGGTGATATAAAAAGTTTACGTAGCTTTGCAGTGCTACAGATTATTATTTATTACGCCCAAGGCATTTTTTATGCCCTAGAAGCATCTATATTAAAAATATATAGAGAAGTTGTATCCGTGTATCATAGCCTTTGGCGAATGATAGTCTGTAGCAAGATTGGATATGACTTCTCTTTTTTTATTAATAACAAATAATTTCATTTCATGCTACAGACAAATGAAAACTATTTGAACGGGAATAATAGTACCGTACAAGTAACGTTAGCTCACGACACGAGCAAGACTTTCTCTTATAATGGGAACGATGTTCTTTTTGACATCAAAGATGATGTTATGGTTAACGCTACACAACTCGCTAAAATATACGGGAAGCGTCCTAATGATTATTTGTCTTTACCTACTACAAATCAATTAATTAATGCAATTACAAGAAAATATGGTATTTCTGAAAATCAATTAGTTATATCAAAGGCAGGTTCATCACATAACGGAGGGGGTACTTGGATGCACAGATTAATAGTAGTCGATTTTTGCCAATGGTTAGACATTGATTTAAAATTATGGTGTACTGAGAAACTTGACGAATTAATGCGATACGGCATGACTGCCACACAGTCTACTTTGGAGCAAATGATTAATAACCCAGACCTTGTTATCAGTCTTGCCACACAACTAAAGAATGAGCGTGAGGAAAAGCAACGCTTGGAATTAAAAAATAAGCATCTCGAAAAAAAGACTGCCGAACAAGAACCTTATGTATCATTCGCTAAAACAGCCTTCACCACCGACGACAAAGTTGATATCGGGATGGCCGCAAAAATCCTAAAGCTGGGATTCGGGCGCAATACCCTGTTCCAAAAGCTAAGGCAGGTAGGCGTATTCTTCTCTAACCGGAACGAGCCGAAGCAACGGTTTGTCAATGCCGGGTATTTCGAGATGAAGGAAAAATTCATCGAGCGTAATAACCATCCGGGGTTCGTTGTCACGAAGATACTTGTCACTCAAAAAGGTTTGGCTTATATCAATCACCTGTTTGGAGGAAGTCCATCTGACGGGAAGATAGTGGTTATAGAATAACTGTATATACATACCAAATTAAAAGGTACGATATAAGGCGTACAGCCAAAACTTTAACTTATTGTGAAGTAAAAGCAAATGATAAAAGACTAATGATTGATTGAATATGAAAGACATAAACACGATACTAAACGAAATGCTTTTAACGTCCCAAAGGGACAAGAAGGCGATGGAGCGATTCAACCGGCAATCCTTGAAAATGGAGAGGCTTATCGACGAGCTGGAGAGGGCTTGCGGATTTAGCGGCACCAAGCCCAAACCACATATGACCGTGTCGGTATACAACAACGGGAGGTCAAAGCCGGGAAGATTCGACCTCCGATCTTTAAATACGCATCTTTTAGCACAATAGGACGAAGAGCCGTCTAGCCAATAAGGGGCGGACGGCTCTTCACTTATCCCCTTGACGTTGGGTCAGGTTCCTCGAACTTAACGGATAGCCTACTATTCAACCTGTTCCGATCCAATGCGAAGCTTGATGATCTCTTATGGACAAGGGTAAATGTCATATCAAGATCCGGAACACGCAATACGACCTTGCCTTGTTGAAGGACAGCCACGAACGCCTTATAATTCAGCATATATTCCTCTTGCGTATCCCCGTGTATGTTGAACGTAAGGGTAAGATCCCGGCTAGCCACCTTGGGATTATTGAACACGACCCTCTTCCCGTTTTCCAACCGGCTCTCGTTCTCTATGAAATCCTTGTTTCCCGCTGGGGTTAGCAAGGTCTGGATAAAACCCTCTCCCATGGCGACACGATACGTGCCCCATGCGTCATTCCCGTTAATATATAGATCCCCTAACATAATATCCTTGCCGTTCCGTCGTTAATAATCTCCACCTCGCATCCCCCGATATTGACAAGCAATATCACGGAGTAGTTCCCGGCCTCTATCTTGGCCTTGCCCCCGTGCATCAAGATCACCTTATGCACCCTCGTGTTATCGTTATAACTCAAATACGCCACGGTATTACCTATCACACCTACGTTTGTTTTATTGTTAAGCTCAATTAGATCACGATCCACGTATATCCCGTAGGGAGCTATGTTTTTAGCCATGCCTCTAAATAAATCCAACGAAGGATAATTATTCTCCTCGCAAAACTCCCGCCCTTGCGGGGAAAAAAACAGCCAACATAGGCTCTTCCAGTCAGTGGCCTTGCCAGATTCACTGCAAGCCCCTAGCGAAATAGCCCGTCTCGTTATATCTCCAACATTCATACTACATGTTTTTAGTGTTAGTCTCTATACTAGTCAATTTATCCACCGCTTTTTTCAATTGTATCACGGTATTGGCGGTATTATCATTGATCTGCTGTAACTCTATATAGATACTGGCGATCATCGTCCTAGTCTCATCCGCCACGTCATACAACGAGGCTATCTTTACAGATATCACGTCCATACTGGCCTTTATATACAAGAGGCTCAAGAATTGCTCGGAGCCTTGCAAGAACAACAGTATCTCCTCTCCTGTCATTTGCAGGGCGGTGAAACGGCCATTTAACTCATCGGCGCTATCTTGAGACATTTTCTCGAAACCTCCGGATGTAGCGGTCTGCTCATATTTATCATTTTTATCCTCTTGGAAATACTTGCTTGACGTGTCGAAGACCTTCTGGGCCTCAGCGTCCATTTTTTCCTTCAACTTGTTCAACTCCGCTTCTTCCCAAGGCGAAACGATACCATCGGACATATAATCGGCCAGTTTCTTCATGAATTCCTCTACGGAAGGGGATAATTTCTTCTTCAAGAACTCAATGATAGCCGTCTTGATCAAATTTTGGACAATCTTAGTCGAAGCCTCTGCCGCATCAGTTCCTGTAGCCCACGCCTCCGAATACGCTTGGGCGAACTCGTCAATAGCGGACATGACATCGGTTCCTGTTATAGCCTCTACAGCTTTCTCCTTATTGTCCTCCAATTGAGCGTTGATATCCTCCAATTGCTTTTGCCAATCCTTGATCCGGTCATCGTCGGTCTTTTTCTTGTTCCTTTCCTCCTCGATCTGTTGTTGGATGATCACTTTTTGCTGCTCTAGCAATTTATTTTGCTGGTTTATGAGTTTAGAAGCGTCCGTTGAATAAGCCTTTTCTATGGAACGGCCTAGTTTCTCATACGAGGCATCCAACACATCGATCTGGTCTTGTAATCTCTGTATACGTTTCTCGTTCTTTTTGTCATGGATCTTAGCGATAGAGGACGCTAGAGAGGTCACTACCCCAATAGCAGCACCAGCGGCGGTTCCTATAGGGCCAAATAAAGACGCAGCTTTTTCTCCTATAACACCCAGTTTTTTTCCTATAGAAGCAGCTAGCTCACCAAACTTTTCCCCAGAAATAGCCCCCTCCATTCCTGATGATATAGAATCAAATATAGTCTCAAACCCATCCGCAACTTCTTCAATAGCATTTATATCAATAGACTCGCTTAGTTTTCGAAATGAAGTAGACAAGAATTGAACAGAGGTCATAACTTCATTTACACCCTCATTAATGAGCTGTAATGATTCCGTCAGTTTTTTGGGGTCGTCACCAGCGGCAAAGAATCGCCTCACTCCTTCTGTCACCTTGTCAAAAGCAGGTCGCAACTCATCGACCTTCTCGTTGGTGCTCTCAACGCTTTTCCCTGCCCTATCCATTATTTCAGGCATATCAGACCAAAGATCGAATTGTTCCTGCGTTATACCTAATCCCTTGCCTTTTGATTCATCCCATTCTCCGGACTTAAGAAACTCCAAGGCCTCTTTTCCCTTGGTGGATATCTCTATCAACTCCTTTAGAGTCTTGTCCTTCATGTCTCCAAAAAGAGCGATTATGGCATTGGCGGTATTGCCACTTTTTATCTCAAGGTCGGAAAGCTGCTTATCCCATTCCTTCCCGAGTATCAATTTCTCCCCCTCGGTCTCGGCAAACGCTATTTTTTGTCCGTATTCGGCGGCGAGTGCCATTTTTTTGTCTTGATAAGTGCCATATTCCTTAAGATAATCATTCATGGCTTTACGTTGAGCCTCGATCTGCTCGTTCTCTACTTCTTGCGTGGACCGCATACGGGTAGCCTGAGCCTGCGTAATGGCTGTTTTTATTTCAACCGTTTGTTCTTGCGTGAGTTTTCCCCCTTGAGCCTCACGCCACTCTTTCTCCCTCTTACGGATAGCCTCTATTTCACGATCGTAATCATATTCTATTTGGGCGATGCGCTTATCGGATCCTTCCTCCATAAGATTTATCCTAGATTGCTGGTTCTTATTCTGGAGATCAAGTAATTGCTGATTAACACGCTCTTGTATTTCTTTTTGTTTTTCAGCCTCTTTCTTTTGCCTTTCTGTTTCTTGTTGAGCTTTTTTAAGTCTATCTTCTTCGTATTTATCGTACTTTTCAATGCCTGAACTAGAAAGAAGATCATCAGCCGCCTGTTCTTTTGCCTTACCAAGTTCAAAATAAGCGTCCGCATTCCGCTTTAAGGCTTGTGCGTCTCTATCTACAGCTTCCGCTTCATGATCAAAACTTTTTGCCCTATCTTCTACTAATTGTTGATGAGATTTTATATTACCAAAACGAGTATCTTGTATAACCCCGGTTGCGTCAATTTCCTGTTTTTTACGAGTTTCACTTGCTTTTTCTCTAATTTTATCTGCCTCGATTTCTTTTTGGATAGCCTTTTTATATTCTTCGGCAGCTAAATCTTGAGCGGCAGTAGCTTGAGCACGCAATTTCAATGAGTTTATGAAATTATCTGTATTATCCACAAACAAATTCTCAGCGTCTCTTACAGATTTAATCGAAACTCCCATCGAATCAAACGCATCTTTATTCTCCTCAATAAATTTCTGCTGTTCTTGCAAATTACCTGCAAGTTCTTTCCACTGTCTTTGATATGACTTAAACTGAATAATCAACTTGCTTAATTCTCCGGAATTTTTAGAAAAAGATTGGTTTAGCTCATCTTGTAGCTGCTTTGTATTTTTTATAGCCTCGCCTGCTCCAAATAATTTTTTCGTCCATTCGATAATATCCTTCCCATAGACAGATAAAAGCGTTATCGCCGCAACCAAGGCCGTTTGCCAACTGAAAATAGATGTTATCAACTGCTTCCAGACTGGAGCCACTTTTGCCACGTCATTATTTCCTGCCGCTACAGCCATCTTGAACGCCTTATACTCCGCAGCGGCTTTCTTCAGCTCATCGGCAAGCATCGGCAAGTTATTGGATATAGCCAAAAAGAATGTATTCCAGCCAACAGCAAGGGAAGGCAACTCCCTTGCGACCTGTTGAACCGACACGCTCAATCCGTTCCAACTACTGGCGTAATTGCCGACGTTCCGTTGATATCGTCCGGTAGCTTGCTCCGCCGAACTAATCTCCGTATTCAAGGCCTGTATCTGTTTTTGCAGGTTAGTCCCTACGGTCGCTTTCCTATCCGTAGCGGAAAGGCGGTCATACTCGGCATTAAGCAACGACAATTGCTTTCTCAACGCTACAAGAGAATCCGAGGCGGCTCCCTCGATCTTGATATTGTCCGAATACTCCTTCCTTAGCCTCTTCAGGGCCTCGTTCTCTAAAGCGTGCTGCCGGGTCTTCTCCTTCAGGTCGGTTAATATATTAGATCCCTTCTGGGAATTTTTATCCACATCCGAGAGAGACAAGTAAGACTTATTGAGCTTTTTGATCTCGTCACTTAGGCCTTTAACCTTCAGTTGTTGCTCGACAAACACATCGGTAGCGTTATTCAATTCTTCTGTTATCTGACGAGCCCCATCAATAATACCATTAGAGACCTTAAGCTGCTCTATTACCCTTTGATAATTCTGCATCTGCTGCTCATAGTCCTTTAGTTTCCGTGTCGCCTCCTCGTATTTCCGGTTTAAATCGTCAAATCCCTTGGTATCTGTAGATACATCGAAATCCTTCAAGGCGGATTTCAACTCCTCCACCTCCTTTCGAAGATTTATAAGTTTCTGTAGATCGGCATCGACCTCGAAGTTTAGTTTAGCCATTAATCACCCTCCTTTTCCTTTCGCTTCAACAAATCACGCCCGGTTCTCTCCACGATCAAATCACCGGAAACGCTATGCAATATATCCTTCTGCATGATCAGAAGGTTTCGATATGGTATTTTATAAACCACGTCCTCATAAGACAATCCCAACGATTCCATGAACGTAGCCACTTGTCCTAGCATGGTCTCATTACCTGTTACCTTGGTGTCGCCGCCATTCTTGCCACGCTCTCGGCTAAGGCGGCACAGACGAAAAAATCCTCTGCGGATATGAATTTAACGACAGTCTCCAACGCCTCTCTTAGCTCATGGAGGGTAGCCCCATCGATCTCCTTGTACATATCAGCGCTTCTTAAAACGAACACAGACAATCCCTTTAATATATTTTCCAGATCGTTCCTCACCTTTTCAAGATCCTCTTTGCCCGATGTTGTCTTATCAATGAGAGATAGGTATTGTATACCTTTGCAAATCGTCGCTATTGTAGGAGGACTTACCTTATACGCCTTACCTCCTAGGACCACGACCTTGAAATCCTCACCTAGGACAGCGTCAGCCACTAAACTAGCACCCTTGTTCATATCACGTAAAAAAATTAGAATTAAACAAAAACGGGGACGAACGGAAAATACCGCCGTCCCCGTTCCTATAAGACATATTACATTCAATCCTTCAAGGATTTTCCTTCCACGTCAAACCAATACTCTGAAGCTATTGTCGTGGATGATTTCAGCGGGGTGGCGGACATCGACAAACCAACGGCCCCATCCGTGGAAGCCCCACGACCCACAAGATTCGCCTTTGGGAAAATGATAGCCACGTCATCATTGGTAATAGCGACGATACATTTATATCGTTGCTCGCCGGCGTTGCCACGTTCCCATCCCTTATCCGTATCCAAGGGTTTACCGCCCATAAGCTCGGCCTTGGTAGCGAAGTCATATGCCCCGATCACCCAATTCAAGCTCTGTGATCCTGCCTCAAACGATGACCGATATGTCTGGCCGGTCAACTCATCCTTGTATTCTGTTAACGTACCGTCCTCCTCGGTATATTCATAAGTCCCTTGATGGACGATTTGAACATCCTTGAAAGCCGTAAATAACGTCTCCAAGCTCTCGTATGTGGGTGCAGCAACCAGAGGCTCCCCATAAAGTATCCTTTTTACGCCTATAGCAGAAATTGTTCTTCCCATATTACAATACTATTACATTTAAAACTTTAAATAATACTCTCACATTAACGTAGTGACATTTAAGATCCCTGTTAACCTCAATTCTAGTAGTGTCTACCTCGTAGGTATAAGGAGTGCCATCAAACACCGAGGTGTCCTTGAACACCTCCATGGACATACGTTCCAGCTTATTCATCCTGTCCAAATCAGGCGTTCCTTTCTCGTCCAGATCAGGGACGGCTATATTGACATGAACGAATCCCACCTTCCATGTAATTCCCGGCTCCGAGGAATTCGAGTGTACGGTAACCCTCTCCTCCTCAAGCTTACCTGTAGGCGTATCATCCTCCTTGTACACCCCGGTAACACCAAGTTCCAAGGCTTTCTTATATAAGATTGTCTGTATGTCCGTGCTTACTATCATTGTAACATAGCTATTACTTTAGCCTCGGCAGTATCTATCACGTTTAGCTTATGGATATCATTCACATAGCTAGCGTAATCCATTCCCGCCACGACAATCAATGTCACTCCCTTTGTATGCTTAGAAGCCAGATCCCTAGCGTAACTAAGCCCTTGCCTGCTCCCCTCGCTTCCATCCCCGGACTTTCCTTTAGCCCAGAACTGGACCGTCTTTTGGGATCTGGTCGTGAAAAAAACCTTCTCATAATTTTCCCCACGTCCATCTATCCTCTTAAACCCGCCTTCCTTTACGATCTTACCGTCCATTGATATGACATATCCCAATGAACTCCTCAAGTTTCCGGTAATATTGTTATATTTACCTTCTTGAACGGCGGTCTCATAAGCGGATTGCCCTAGTTGGGCTAGAAAGGCGAACACCTCACGATAGGCCTCCAAGATGAAATCATCCACATCGGACAAATCATAACTTAACTTTATTATTCCAGCCATATTTGCCCGTAATTTAGATAATCCGTGAGCATCGGGTTGATAACAACGCCACTACCGCGAATACTCCCATCTTGATTCAATACTCTCACGATATCCCCGGCATCAATCTTGATCTTATCTGTCACGACACGATATTTGTAATCAAAGGCTACGCCATTTACCGTATATACCCGATCGGCGCTCTTATCATAGCATTTACATCGTCCCAGTCTCTCCCATAACTCACCACCAGTCCCGGGAACAGGATTGCCATTGTCATCGTGATCATATTCCTTGACAACCTTTCGTTCTAATATGTGAGGAGCGTAATACATATCAATAATCCGTATAAGATGAGACTACCCCAAGACCGGAAGACACATCCGGGCTAACACCGTTCCGTTCGCACAGGAACAAATAATACCGCCGGAGGCCGTCCTTGTCCCAAGAGACAGAGAAGCCGCTCTCATTGACGCTATCAGGGCGCAACAGCAGCGACGGGATGATCCCTATCATCCCTGTCTCTACCTTGCCTATGGATTCCCCAGACATCTCATCGTCCGGAGATAGCCCCGACTTGATACTGAAATCCAGCATATCCGCCTCGGATAGACATCCATAAGCCGAGAACTTCTGCCCTATGTAGTCTCTTATCGTCATGATTCCACTGTCAACGAGTAAATACCGTTAATCTCGGTAATAACAGGCAATGACAGCGATTGAGCCTTGGTAAACTCCACGCCATTGGAATTATCCGTCTCGCCCTTGCCCCATTGAGAGATACGAATCCGGCCATAATTAGAGTAAGTCACGCCCGGTTCCTGTCTCAACTCGTTATCGGCGTAAGCGTTCTTGATAACTCCCAATTTGCCAGCGGGAACAAAAACGATATTCTTGTCATTCCAAGGTTTGTACTCGGATAGCTTGCCGTTGTCTTGGATACGGGTGATACGTCTCACGGTCTCTATGACTGGAAGATCATTGGAGCGCAAGAACTCATTCAGACCGGACATCAAAAGGGGAGTGCCGGACTTGTCGGTCCCAAAAATGACCTGTTTCATCTTCTTGCTCTTAAGCAAATAAGACAATCTGGCCGGAGACATCAATATCTTCTCGAATGTCACCTTGTCTTGTGCCGCATCCACGATACCTTGGATATCCTCGAAAGGATCTACGTTATCCTTATTGGTGTTCGTCCAGTCAAGAGTAACGGTAGCGATATTCTCGGACGGCATCTTGTAATCAATAATGCCACGCACCCCTCCTTCCGGGTTATTATCGGCATTAAAGGTAAATACCCCCTTGTTAGACAAGGCGCCCAAGAAAATGATATCAAGCTTAGATTGTACGGATTTAACCACGGTAGAAACGTTATTCCACATCAGATTAATGAGCTGCTGTGTCTTCTGGTCATCCGTCAACATCCTAGAGTCTAGGATCTGCAAGACCTTACGATACTCCTCGATCGGCATTGAGTAACTCATCTGGTGGGTAAGGACCTTTTGCTTCAAGGTCTCAAGCCCCTCCGTACCCAAGATCGGTTCCTTTCCCTTGGAATCAAGGGTAGCCGCCGCCACGCTCAAGTTATATTGCCCGATCAGCTCCTCGAAATTAAGGCCGATAGTCGGCACGTCCCAATCAAGATAACGCTCGTAGATATTTTGATCAAACAAGCGCTTGCGAAGCTCCGTGGCAGCGTCAATACGAACCTGAACCTCTTTTGTAAGTTCGCCAAAAATAGAACTATAAACATCCATCGTTCACCTCCTTACTGTCTAATATACTTAATAGTGGGATTATTCTTCATGCTGAATCCCGTCAACCATGAGGAAGGGACCGGATAGGCCACATCCTTAAGGATAAGAACCTCGTATCCCGCAGAGACCGTCTGGAAAGACATATTCTTAGTGTAGACAAACGTTGTCTCAACCACAGCGTCAGGCTCATCCGTTCCAACGGCAAGAATCGCCCCTTCTGTAGCTGACTCTACGGCGGCTGCCAATGTAACCACGTCATAATCAGAGTTACTTGAATCCACGGAACTCACGTTCTGTCCTCCGATAGAATCCCCCTTGGCGACAAAGCTATCTTTCCCTATACGTGGCTTAGTGGTCGTTCCTCCGGCTAATACCTTAACGGCCTTACAGATCTTGCACGCCATATTCTCAAAGTCCAGCTTGATAGGAGTGCCTTTTCGCACGATTGTCCCTTCCGCCAACTCAGTGGTTAATTTGAAATCTCCGGGAAGGACAGCGCATTCCCCACGCCAAAAGACGGGGAATGACCCTTTAATCTTCGTTTTGTCAAATTCGATACCCATAATCTTTTACATTTAATTAGCGTCCGGCAATGATTTGGCCCAATCCTTGGCGAGTTCCTTGCTCTTTTCCTTGGACGTAGAGACAGAGAACGCCGAACCTTTTTCCTCTAATCCCTTTGCGACCTCATTTTGTCTCACCTTGGACAGATAAGTATCAATCGCATTATCGTCCATATCGTCCGGTATAGCGAAGCCCTCCTCTATCCGTTCCTTTGAGATCTTAAGGCTCTTGGCCTTGTCAAGGATCAGATTGTGTCTTTCAGCACGTGCTTTCTCCTCCTTAGCTTTATCATTCTCGGAGGTCAAGAGCCGGATTTTCTCGTCCTGCTCCTCACGATACTTCTTGAACCAATCCGGTTCCTCGTTTTTATCCGGTTGCTGTTGCTGGCCGCCCCCCCTGCCTTTCAACTCTTCCAATTCCTTCTTGTAATTTGCGCTTTCGGTTCGCACCTTATCCAAGGAACTCTGGTAAGATTTCAACATTGACTCTTGCCCTGCTACCGCAGTTTCAAGATTATCGTCCGTAATCAGGCCAGTGGACCCCAATGATTCTGCCACGGACCTCAAAACATCCTCCGTTAACCCAAGATTTGAGTACTTCTGTTTTAACTGCTGGAAAATCTTCTCTTTCATGCTATCACTTTTATTTTTCGCATAAAAGTATTGATACATAAGCTTGTAATAAAATAAAAACAGGCTATATACATGACAATAGACCGATTGTCACAAAATGCATAAAAGGTATCTCTCACCAATCTTCCAAATAGGATGATAATCCTTAACTTGAAGAGCCACAGAAGGAGATAAATTGTAAGTATTAATCTTTTCCGTTGCTTCTTTGTCAAGTACATCTAACGCAAGCATTCTACTAAATTGTCCATTGATCACTGGCTCTTAACCTTCTAAATGAGCCCATTCTTTACTATTTAAAATCTTATTGAGCTCTTCACTGTCCCACAAATAAGATTTAATTGACTCTTCATTTTTAAGGACGGGCGAAATCATCTCCTCATGAAAGATCACTTTTGTACCATCAAATGACTTACGTGCTTCTGTTGGGATAACAACCCCATGATTTAAACACCATTCTGTTGTGACTATTACATATTTCATTTTTCTATATTATTTAAAGCTGTTTGTAACTCATCTCCTTCAAGAGTCTTATCATAAATATCAAGTGCATAAAAAGCTCCATTCCAACAATAGGCTGAAGATTCTGAAGGATAATTCCCTAGAATCAATCCAATAATCGGGTCAAAGGTGGGATTTCCAAGGCTTATTTGTCCATTGTAGGAGGTTGGTAAGACATACACGGGTTTCTTAGATGGGTCATATACAGATGCAATGTCTTTTGAAGAGCTTCCGACAATAGTCACATTTGCATTTGGATACGTATGTTCGATTATCAATCTTTTTGTAATCTCTGTAGACCTATTAGATATGAAAGCTTGATTTGTTTTAGAAGGATTTAAATTGATTCTTTTATATATTATTGTGAAATCCTTGAGAGCAGGGAAATCTTCGCATATACCATAATCATCTACACCGTCAAAAACTAACGCTCCTTCATACTCTGGTATTTGTTCGATGGTAATATTACACGATTCTTGGGGTTTATTAAACTGGAATCCATAAAAGGCCCCTTTTGCAGCAAATTCAAAAGAAGGTAATGTATAAACACCATCTTGACTAATTTGAAACAGGTTTACGGGGTTTGAAATCCTGTAATTAAGCACCTGACCATCTTTCAAGCCGGAAACCCTTATTATGTAAGAAGGAATTGTAAATGGAGATTCTGAAGCAATTGATTGATAATAAAATTGTATACTCCTATCTTTAATTTTGGAGGTATTAAAGGAATGATCAGTACAAGTAATATCAGCTCTACCTTGAGGCTTAACCCATTTGTTCGAAGCCCAATTCAATTGATACAATCCATATCCACTTCCTTCTGCCCATGCAAAATTCTTTAATTGCAGATCATGTCCGTTCCCTGTTAGATCCTTTAATACAGCTCGATCTGCATCCTCGTTAGTCTTTCCTGCTGTTCGATAATAAGCTATAGGCTTCAATGGTGGAACGGGAGGAACGCCACCGCCGGAAGATCCCCCTAGGGGGATCCTTGAGAGGCTAATACCTCTCAAGGAAATCGATAATAAGTTAATATCGTTTAATCGGATCATTGTAGTACAGATATTTTAGAAGGACTCGTGGTCATGACAACCCTTATTATCTGCCCTATTTTTCCCGTTACACCGTCCTCCCATAAAATAATATTTCTAGCGGGATAAGCCGCAACCGCCCAATTACCTCCAATGCTCCTCTGCAAAAGTATATCCCCTTCTTCCTGTAGCTCTACATGTAATACTAAATCGCTAGAAGTAAATTGTATAGGATCACTTATGAACCTTCCATCTATCTCTCTAAATGATATTTCCTGTATCATAATACTTTTTGAATTATGAATTAATTAAACATTCTTATCAGTCTCAAAAACGTCAGATTTCTTGATTGTATTGGTAGAGGCTTTATCTCTTTTATCCTCTAATATCCGTCGAATCTCCTCCTCCGGCTTGTCTGTCAAGGACAGCATATCTACCGCCGTTTGAAGGGACACCAATCCTGACTCATAGAGTTTCGCTATCATATCTATTCTCTTATCCTTATCCTCGGCGAAAGGCTCGGAGAACTCATGTTGCAGGTCGAGCCTGCTTAACTCCTCTCTCATGCCGATATGAGTTACGTTCATCATGATAGCCAATATAAGATTCTTCTCACGGTCTATTAATATATCATATATCTCTTTCAAGTTATCCCTTTTCATGTATCCAAGAGCCAAGGCCCTTTTCAAGGCCTCCCCGGATAATGTCCCAAGCCCCTTCATGTTCTCGTAACTGAAATCCGGGGTGAACGTATCGAATAGTATGCTTGATGACAGGTCTTTTTTCTCCGCCTCTTTCATCGTGGAATAATCGGGCGGAACGAGATACTCGGCAGCGCTTTTGTCCTTATCGGACATGGTGATAACCTCTCCTACCATATTAGATCCTCCCCCTACTATGCTCTGAATGACATCAGCGGTTAATTTCAATTTTGGATCGGAGAAATAATTATTGGAATCCGCCGCCTTGCTATCAACCGCCTCCTCTCTGTCTATACGCTTTTGAACCCCATACCATGCCTTGTTTTGACGATAGTAGATAACATTTATTTTACCCGAAGGATTAAGCAATGGCGTAACATCCCATCCGATATCCGCTCTCTTGCATCGATAGATGTATTCCGGGGTCTCTATATCAAAATGCTCTACGGACTTATCGCCCTCAAGCAACGTATATCCATAACCAAAAGCTATCATGTTATCCCATTGATCAAATAAAGGCCGCAATGTATATCCTTTTGACTTGGATATAACCTTAACCTTTACTTGGGGCATACCATTTTCCCTGTATATATGATAAACCTTAGCGCTCTCCGTCTCCGCACCGGCCAAACGCTTGGCTTCCCGGATTGTCGTGTTGAATCGAGTATAACGGAGAAAATCACCGAATGCCTTGAAAGCCTTATCCGTATCATCCGATACAGCTTTCCACAAGATAGGCTGACCGAGGAGAAAAAACAGCTCCACCTCATTTATATACGCTTGCCTTCCTCTTGGCAATTTCTCCGTAATATACGGTTCTTGATTTCTCCTGTGCTTATTAGGACGTTTATTAACCTCATGGGATTCCGGGTTATACTCCGAGATCGCTTGGGAAACATCCTTGTCCCGGCATTGCATCATTGACATGGCTCGGCTTATATCCCTATCCTTGATAAGGCTGACCAAGTCCCTCTCCACTCCCAACGAGTTCAATATCTTGTTTTGGAAAACCTGAAATATAGCGTCTATGTAATTCATGTTAAAATCCTAACTCCTCCTTCGAGTACAGTCTTGTTGTTAATACTTTTCCTAGAAGCTTGCCTATCGTCCAATAACGTGCCCCATCGATAAGATGGTTATACCCGTCAATAGGCTCATTGATAAATTTACCGTCCTTGTTTTGGGCGTATACATAGTTCCTAAGCTCTTTTATCAAGTTTAAAGATCTCTTGGTGACACAAATCTTATACTCCATCATCTTGATAATACCTCCCATAACAGATCCCTTGTACTTGTCCGCAGGGTATATGATTATCCCCGCATTTGATATTTCTTGTATAAGCCTTGGATCGGCGCTGTCAGCGTAAACCACCAAGCCAAGGTCTTTCAATACCTTAATAATCTCCTTGGTTAACATATGGGTACGGTAACATTTCTCGTCAAGATATAACCTATCATCAACCAGTCCGCATCTAACTATAGCGGTAGGGTCATAGCTATATCCAAAGTCAAGCCCTAACGCCACATGCTTGGCATAGGAAGGGAACTCGTCCACGATCTCGAAATCAGGGAACACCAACCCTTCGGCCATCGCCCGCTGCCCTAACCCATAAACCGCCCAAAGCACCTTATTCTTATTCTTCAATGACTCTATCTCATCGATGATTGTTTGCTCTAAAAAAGGATTGTCCTTATAAGTGGATATAAAATGATACGTCCTAGGGTCATTGTTCAGATCGCAAATCCAGTGCTCGTCACTGAACGACGGGTTATAATCAATGACAGAGAAAAGAGTGGTACGCATCACCAGTTGCTGCCACTCAAGATAAGATATCTCATTTCCCTCGTTACAATAAAGTATATCACGTTTCCTTCCTCTTATCTTCTGCTCATCATCCGTGGAAAAGAACTCCACGAATGATCCATTTGGGAACGAGTAAACCATCTCCGACTTGTTCATGCTCCTATTATCCCATATACGGAACTTATCGATCATGATTTCCTTGAAATCCCGGAAAACAGATCCCTTCAGCGCCGGCAATGTCTTCCTCACGATAGATAGAGACAGCTTAGGGTTATGAAGGATATACGCTATAAGGAATATCAATATGTTATAAGTTTTACTGCTCCTTGAAGATCCTTGGGCAGATATGATCTTATAACCGCTATCCAAAGCGCCCTGTACCTCCGTATATATCCTAGTCGTCTGTATCACCATTGATAACGTCCTCCCTCTTGTCAATAACCTGAATAGTTATGGATTTATCCTCGCCATCTATATTGACCTCCGATTTGACAGGCGCATCCCATCCCATCATCTTCGAAAGGCGATCCAAAGCGTCTATCTTGGAATACATCTTTACCTCAAAGCCCTTATCCGTACTTTTGACCGATTGGATAGCTAATTGGAAAGACAAAGGCAGTTTAGACAAATCTTTTATCAAGAAGATCACATAGTTCTTTCCCCTCTTGATTTGCAACATATCCACGACATTGGCCCGTGCTATATTCTTAAGGATATCAATAGCCTCGTCTTTGGTTATATCCGATCTTCTTTGTAAATCAGCTTGCAACTCTTTTACCCTTACCGCTATCTTACCGTTGGCTAGAAGCTCGCAAGCCCTTATATTAATAGTCTCGGGTCTCATATTCTCGCAAGAATAAGCACGCCTATACGCCTCGGAAGCATTGCCTGATTCCAAGTAATAATTACAGAACTTCTCTTGCTTGATTGTCAATTTCATGTCTTTGCCTTGAATAAAGATCAAGACCAAAGTTATGTCATCGATATTTATGGTCATAAATAAAGAAAGGGCGATTCGTGACAACAGGTAGAATGTCACGAATTACCCCTAAAAAACCACAAAATTTATTTGGTCTTACCCAGCCGAACCGATATCTCAGAGAAAATACGCTCTATATCTTGCCTAAAGTACTTATACAATTGATAAGAAAAAACTATGCCATTGATATTGTTGGAAACGACTGTCTTCTCCTTAATCCCTAGCACGTTCCCTAGTTTTTCCCTCAACCCAGCCTTCATCTTACCGCCAGCCAAGGTCATAGGAGAATAAAGATATAATATTATGAATATGAATTTTTTCCTTTGCGGTACATTCCCTTTAGGGATTGGCTTTCCTCCGAGGGCTATCTCCTTGAACCACTCATATAGGGTATCGATCATACCCAAGTCGGTTAACACAGGTTTAGCGATCTCCGATTCACGCTCAGAGAGTCTGTACTTTTGCTCACGAATGGATTTGAGCTCAAAAATATTTGAAAACATATTTTCGTAACTTTAAGTTACGCACCTGTCCCGCAAATATAGTGAATAATATACATGGTAGCCAAGCTGTATCCATAAAATATGTTATTGATCATAATTGGGAGTTGAGAAGGAAAAACGTTATATTTGTCACGATGGAGAATTAAGACATCAAAAATCCTATAAAAAAACGCCTTTTACGTGTATTTTTACGTGTAGAAACAAAAATAGCCTTGACAATCAGCAGATTACCAAGGCTATTGTGGAGATGGAGAGACCATAACTTATACTATCATACAGTATCAAACAATATCATATGCGCTCATGTTCAATTATTTCATGTGTTTTTAAACAGTCACTAAATATCATGTTATGTCATATGATGTCATGTTTTTTGCGTGTAAATTCGCGTAGTTACACGCAACACGTTTTTATCATGGAAATAAAGAGGAGCATAACGTTTGACGTAGAGAAAAGGAAGAAGGATGGGTTATTGATCGTAAAGAACGTACCTATCCGATGCATGGTTACGTTCAACCGGAACAGGATAACGTTTTTCACGGGGCATAGGATAGACGCAAGCAAGTTCGTCCCAGAGAAGGGCATCGTTAAAAACGGATGCTTCAACAATGCCGGGGAAAGCTCTTCCGAGATAAATTCCGATCTTGACGATATACGTGCCACATTGCAAAACATATTCCGCCAATACGAGAGAGAGGGTGAGATGCCTAGCGCCAACGATATCAAGGAAAAGTTCAAGGTTGCGACAGGCCGGGTAAAAGAGGAAGAGAGGAAGCCGATATCCCTGTTCGATATCTACAAGGAGTTTATCGATACGGTAGGGAGGCAGAACGCATGGACGAAGACATCGCACTACAAACATAACTCGATCATGCACCTTCTGGAGGAGTTCAATCCACAGATCAAGTTCGATGACCTGTCGGAGGATACCTTGCAAGACTTCGTAGAGTTCTTAAGGGGATACAAGGGTATAAGGAATACCACGTTGAACAAGTACCTCCACTTCATAAAGCAATTCCTTTTATGGGCCGATGACAAGGGATACAACACGAGAAAGGACTATCGAAGGTTCAGCCCAAGGCTTAAAGGAGCGAACTTCGAGCTGAAGAAAGTCATATACTTGACATGGGAGGAACTGATGCGTATATATAATATGTATATAAAGGAAGGGACGTTATCCACCGTCCGTGACGTTTTCTGCTTCTGCTGCTTCACCGGCCTCCGTTACTCCGACGTATATAACTTAAGGAAGACGGATATCATTAACGGGAAGATTGACATCGTGACACAGAAGGACAGCGACAACATACAGATCGAGTTGAACAAGTACAGCAAATCAATACTTGATAAATACGAAGACATCGAGCTCAAGAACGGGAAGGCACTGCCGGTCTTGTCCAATCAGAAATACAACATGCATCTAAAGGATCTCGGCAAGATGGCAGAGCTGGACTCCGAGATAACCGAGGTATGGTACGAGGGCAACAAGCGAATACAGCAGACATTCCACAAGTGGGAACGGCTTACTACCCATGTCGCAAGGAAGACGTTTGTCGTCAACGCCCTCATGTTAGGCATCCCCCCTCAAGTCATCATGAGATGGACAGGGCACAACGACCTCAAGGCCATGAGACCTTACACTCATATAGTGGACAAGCTGAAGGAGGACGAGATGAGCAAGTTCGATAAGATATAAACAAGCATCTTATATAAAAAACAAGAATATATCATGAATGAGGAACTAAAAAAACTGCTTGCGTGGTTTGATAACTACGAGATTACATTTAACGAGATAAGATTGTCACAATGTCAATATATCTTTGACTTACGAAAATTTATCTCTGTCCAAACTAACTCTGTCCGAAAAAATTGGGACAATCCGACATTTGAGTATGATATTTTGAGTCTATATCAGCTTAAAAAGGTACTGGAGGAAAAAGAGGAAGAAAACACGCCGTATACCAAGACCACATCGCCCGTATAAAACAAGGAAACATAATGATATAATCAAACAAAAAAGGATGGAAGGATAACACAGGGCTGGAATATTAATTGTTGTTAATTCTATAAATATTTCCGTTACGATATTTGGTAACAAACAATATTATGCTTATCTTTGCATCATAACAATAGAGCTGGTGGCAACAGTAACAATTCAGCGATAATATCATGACAACTTACATTTATAAAGGACAGTCAATCTCTCACATTCGTTTTATTTCAATTCTTCGTTATGCCGGCATTAATGGAGGTCATAAGCTGTCCGCTTATGAGGCCCTTGTGAAATGTGCAAGCTTGGGGAAAGAAAAAGCTATCAAGATTTTAAATGATCTTGAAGTGATTGAAAAATAAATATATCTATATTAATTAATAATCAAATAAATACAATAAACATGAAAACATTATATTGCGAAAATAGCGAGTTATTAGAGATTCTAGAAAATAATGGGATAGAAATGATTTGTAATGAAAATATGGAAATCGTAATATCTGACGAGGACGCAATGCGCATTGCTACCATTGTTGAAGATTTCGCCCCCTTTGCGTCTGGCGACTATGCGATAGAAGATATAGCCTAGTGGAGATAAAAGATAACGAAGACATATATCATGAATTTAACATTGCCCGAGTTCGCCTTCGTTGAAGGTTCCGGTCACGAAAAAGGCGGGGATCCTCTATATGGGAGAAATGTCATAATGCACATACGTTCTGCCAGTATCATCGAAATATTTGGCAGGGATGATGTAGTCTTAAATCCGGATGTTCTGACATTAAAGTTTAGCTATACCAATAGATTTGGCATTAAAGAGCCAATGATTGCGGCGTTACATTATTGCGCCACGCTTGATGTCAAATATGATTCCGAAATGATAAAAAAGGAAATCATAAAACCCGCGGCTCAATGGTATTGCGATTGGGCTGAGTGGGAAGATGAAAATATAGTAAGAGAGGAGGGATCGAATGAATGAACGTGAACGAATAGGGAAACGAATAGCCGTAATCCGAAAGGAGAGAGGCTACACGGTTCGGCAACTGGCCGAACTTGCCAATCTTCGGGCAGCAACTATCAGCAACGTCGAGAACGGGAAGTTCTCCGTTGGGATAGATATCCTTGCGAAGATATGTGACGCACTAAAAGTTAAAATAGAAATAATATGATAACGACAAGCATGACACCCTCCGAATTGTTGGAGGAGATCAAAGCTGATTATCCCAATATATTCTCTGTATCCGACACCAAGGACGCTAAGGTGAGCCGGATAATCAATAAATCCGGCATCTTTCCTGTTCGCATCCACTCATTTGTTACCACTAAGCGTAAAAACAAGTGGTTGATATTATGGGAGGCCCACAATAAAAAAGATATAGGCGACAATTGCCGGATCTCTTTTGTGTGCTACCATGATACCAATCATGGCAAGTACGCCTATATGCCTGTCTTTATCAATGGCAAGATGATTCTTCTTGCGTTTCCTCCTCACTTCTTCAGCCGGTTCGCCGATCGGATGGGAATTAACCTTACAGGCAAAGAGTTGATTAAGCGGTACTTCGAGATAAACAATAGTTATTCATTCACATTTTCGCACGAAGAGGTGGACGGAGGGTGCCGGGAGAATGTATTAGCCACCTGTAAAGAGGGAATTGCGATGGGATTCAAAGCCGTAGGGCTGGATGTTTTTCTGCTGAAGACCTTTATCACCTACGATATGTGCAAGGGGGATCAAGTCAGTAGCTTCGCCAAGAGCGAGGAGTTCAGGAGAATTCAACATGACAACAAGTAATAGTTCTATTTTTCGCATCGCCAAAGTATAACGCCCGTGTTTTTTCTGACACGGGCGTGTTTTATTGGTCTATTTGACTTATTATCATATTTAATATCTCTATGTTGAAAATTCGCTAGAATCAACATTCCTACGCTTGACATAAAGGCATCGCTTGGATATCTCAGGATTCGCTATACCACGGTTATACACTCTTACCGTCATTACCACTTTTCTTTTCTCTAAAAACAAATCTTCCGCCAGCCGAATTATCTGCTCTACACTATCGTCATAATCACCAACCATATTAATTAGATTTTTTAAGGTAATAATTAAACAGTACAGCGAAAAAGTTTGTTTTGCAACACTCACATGTTATTAAGCAGAATCTTTCTCTCCTTGCCGGTTTCCGGACCTCTCGTCTCTCTCTTGTTTCAACGACTCGGCCAACAGGGCTATGAGCTTCTCGATATTCCGGCTGTTCCTCTCGTTCGCCTCCGCGTTTTGCTTGCCTTGCGCCGTTAGGTCATGTATGATATCTAGCAGTTCCCTTGGATTAAAGCCGTCGCCTATTTCTTCCGGGATATCCACTGATCGTGCGGGTGGGACGTCAGAGGTTAGCATATCACCTTCACCTGTAAGAAGCCACACCCTATTATAATGAGGATATACAGATATTATTTTATCAGCAATCTCTTCAGATATTTTCTTAATCTTTCCTTTTTGAAGGTCATATATTTGAGTAGGTACAACCCCAACACTTTTCGCAAATGTTGCTGCCTTCAGACCTTCTCTATCAAGAATAGAACTAATTATTTCTGATGTTATTCTCATTCTACTTAATTTTATTGTATAGCAAAAAACTATATATATTTATTCCTATATCAAGTTACTAAAACGAACCCCGCAAATCAATATAAAAACATTGAAATACAAATAAATAAGATCAAATGTCTTACTTGCAAAATCTACTAGACATACATTTTTACATAATATCCATAAACATCAAAAGTTAAAAAAACCTTTTATATAGCATTTTACTCTACAAATGTTTGATTGTATAGTAAAATACTATATATTTGCATCATCATTCAATCACGCACAAAGGTACGCAGGCTTAGTTTAAGTATCAATAGCACGAACGTATCAAAGCGATCTTTATTTATTGGTTAAATTCTCTATGGTACGAGAAAGGCTTTTTACGGTCTCAGATAAATTGCGGTTAGTGATTTCAATGTTACTTTCTAAATTTTCGTTAGAAGATAAAGTTGACATTTCTATCTCACCCTCACCTGTAAGAAGCCAACGAAGATTGAGTTTTGGAAAAACAATAGATGTTTTCGATATTAACTCAGAAGAAGGAGTTGTACCACGGCTAAATATATTACTTATATTTCCCTGTGAAACACCTATTGTTCTAGCAAATTTACTCTGATTACCAGAACAGTAAAATTCTATTACTTTAATAAATCGTTCTCGAATATCTTCCATAGTGATAAAACAAATGAATGTTAATTATTTATAACTGCGCAAATAAATACAACATTTGTTTTTATAATAACTCAATTGTTGTAATTTTGCATCATCAATCACGCACAAAGGTACGATAAAGATTGAAATAACGAAATGGCATAAACATGCCAAAATAATATAAGGCCCTTTAGCTCAGCGGAACAGAGCGACGGTTTCCTAAACCGCAGGTCCCGGGTTTGAGTCCCGGAAGGGCCACTAAAAAAAGAGTTCTTTGACTTATTGAATAAAATCCTTGCCCCCATAAGAGGATATACGTAAGAGATATAGGTATGGTGGTAAGGTTATGATAGTCGAAGATACCGGAAGGGATGATGATCCCCGCTCCCGATGTAGTTTAATCGGTTCCGATGTTGGAGTCTACATATTTAATAATGTATATACAAAGGTTAGATATTACGTCGTGTCAGTGAAGTACGGATATTTCCGTATCGGTGTAAAACTGTCTATCTAACGCACAAGATACAGTCCCCTACCCGTCTACGATTCGGGCTCGAAACCGTTAGAGGTTGTAGGGGATCTATTATGAATAAAAAAGAAATGTAAATCATGCAGAAAAAAGTGGAAAGCAAAAGAAAGATCAGAGAAATGAAAGTATCTGAGAAACTATCCTTCCCTATAGAAGTGTTGGAGACGGTTAGAAATAACGTGTCTCTGTTAAACGCTAAGTATTATAGAGAGGGAAGGAAATGGTCTTCCGTATCAAACAAGGAAGAAGGGATCGTTTATGTCAGACGCTTAACATGACAGATCATGGAAAGGGTATTCACCGAGTTAACCGAGGAATGTGATTACACGGCCCAGTATTACGCCGTAGGGTTCGAGAAAAAAGAGATAGCCGAGAAAAAGTGCAGGTCGTTACATACGATCATAAACCAGCTAAGGACGGCTTTCGAGATACTTGGCGTAAGGAACGGTAGGGAGTTGGCCATAAAACTATGTGAGAGACTATGCGATATAAAAGCTAACGTGGATATACAGCAGATGGTTCATTCCGCCGTGGCGTGCGTATTGCTGCTTGTCCTTTGCGCCGACTCACATCTGGAAATGAGAAGGACAAGGCAAAGATGTCGGTCCGTGGCTAAAATAGAGATATCCTCTAGGGCTTTTAGAGGCTGTAGAGGGAGGAATATAACATTATAACAATAATAATATGGAGAATATAGCGGAATTACCGGCAACCCAAGTGACAGCCGGACAACTAGCGGACTTGATCATATCAAGGCTAGCCACCCAAAAAGAAGAAGATCCATCCCGGAAATACGTTAGGGGACTAGATTCCTTGGCGAAATTGCTCCAAGTAAGTACATCCACCATAGCGAGATACAAGAAGAAGGGGATTTTCGGGGATGCCATAAAACAAAATGGTAAATATATCCTAGTGGACGTAAAGCTCGCTCAGGAAAGGTTTTTTTCCAAAAAGACGAGACCACATTAACAAGTCTTCCGGCTTATGGTCTTATCGCACCTGTGACGCATAAGCCGGAAGAATCTACTTATAAATAAAAATTCCCCCCACCCGTTATCATTCGGGTTCGAAACCGTTGGAGGTTGTGGGGGAGCGAACATTTAAAATAATAACAACATGAATGAGATTTATTGGATCACAAGGCTAGATGCCATACAAACGTTGGCGATAATCGCAGTATTTATCTTGGGAATATTAACTTCCATATATATTCTCGGATGGTTTATTGAAGATGACTTTGAAAACGATTCCAAGTTTAAGGACATGGCTATCAAATGTGCCGCCTATATATCAATCCCTATTTTTTTGCTAGTGTTCATCCCCTCTAAAAGGGATATGCTGATGATTATCGGAATAGGCGGAACTATAGAATATCTCAAGTCTAATGATACCGCCAAGGAGTTGCCGGATAAGGTTATCATGGCTATCGATAAGTTATTGGATGATACAATAGAGGAAGAAAATGAATAAAACCGATAGACCTATTAATAACCAAGTTAATCACATGAAAGAAAGAAGAATTCCACCCTAGGAAATGGCTAGGGCAGGTAGCGAACCATAATAAATTCATATTATTATTCAGGGTTACAGGGGGTTCGAGTTCCCCCGGCTACCACGCTTAAATCACATTGCTAATTATTATACACTTCTCAACCAAGACCTTAATATACTGCCGTGAGGCAGGCAATTAGATATTAGTTATTATTAAACTGTGCCGGGGAATCCCACCCCGGCAAACGCTCCCTTAGCTCAGTTGGTCAGAGCCTTTAGGGTCGCCGGTTCGAGTCCGGCAGGGAGCACGTTTCACCCCTAGGGGTGCTTATTCAATCAACATAAAATCAGTCACAATTTGCAACGCAGGTCTCCGTCCGTGAGGATATGAGGCCTTTCTTCCGAATTTTAAAAACAACAATATATATGATGAAGAGAAACCAAGCATGGTTCTGGAAGATATTCCGGGCCATAAAGAGCATTATCATCTTCTCGCTAAGGATGATCGCAGCTACCATATTAGGGCTGATATCAATAGTGTCAATATTTGAGTGGTACGATAAGCCATTCAATATTCACCTCTTGATCCTAGCGATCATATCAATCTTTATTGTGGTACATCAAATCGTAATAATGACTTATGAGTCTGATAAGTGAATACCAAGGAAATATTGTATAAACAAAAATATATCACATGAGACTTACAATCAAAGAATTATCCCTTGTCAATTTCAGGGGATTAACAATCAGCATTTCGTTCTCGGCAAACACGCTTATATTGGGAATGAACGGAATTGGTAAGACTAGGGTTAACGACGCTTTCCTTTGGCTTTTATTCGGCAAAGACACGCAAGGACGGCAAGACTACGAGATCAAGCCCCGGGATCAAGACATGAGAAACTCAAAGGTATCCGTGCGAGGAATGTTCGATCTTGACGGGCAAGAATTAACGCTCGAGCGTATCTACTCGGAGAAGTGGACAAAGAAAAAAGGATCGGAAGAGGCCGAGTTCTCCGGCAACGTCACCGAGTATTCCATCAACGGAGTGGCATGTAACGCCACGAACTTCAAGATCAAGATAAACTCCATCCTAGACGAGGACAGGTTCAAGCTTATCACTTCCTCCTCCTATTTCAACACCTTGAAATGGCAAGACAAGAGGAACCTTCTTATCCAAGCGGCCGGGGAGCCGAGCGAGGAAGAGATTATCGGGGACAACGAGGATTTCAAGAGGCTCCTATCCTATTGCACCGGCAAGACGATGGATGAGTACAGGAAAGAGATCGCCGCCAAGAAGAAGCCGATCAAGAAAGAGCTGGACGAGATCCCCGCCCGGATAGACGAGGCCAGACAAGGCATTATCGATAAGGACTGGACCGCCTTGGAAGGCATAATCAAGGATCGGGAAACCATGATCGAGAAACTGGATAGGAGGATAGCGGACGAGAACCTACGGGTGCAAGAGGAGAACAAGGATGTCAACTTCAAGATACAAGCCCTATATAATGAGATCGCTTCCTTGGAAAGAAGAAAGATGGATATCGAGAACCGATATAAGGCCTCCTATCAAAAGGAGTCCAACGATCTCGAATCCGAAAAAGAGAGGACGAGGAGAGAGATCGCCGGCATAGAGGACGAGATCAATCGACTCGCAAAGGGTATAACGGACAATGCCAAGGCCAAGGAAAGGGTATCCGACATATTGAGCAAATTGGGGGCGCAATACGAGGCGATCCTTTCCGGTAAGGTGGAAGGCGATGATCGCATATGCCCGACATGCGGACAGGAGTTCACGGAGAAATTCCTGCATGACCGCAAGGCCCACCTTTTGGAGGATATAAACAAGAAGGGAGAGGAAAACGATGCCCTTCTAAGGTCATATGACCAAATTATATCGGAGTACGAGAACAAGATAACCGCCCTTAATGCCAGACGCACGGAGCTATCCTCCAATCTTGATATTCTTGACAGGAGAGTCATCAAGCACTTCGTATCAGCCTATACGGAAGACGAGGAGCGTAAGGATGTCATCAAGGATATAGACCAGAAAAAAGAGGATATAGACCTATTATCCGGATCGGCGGTGACATCCAATGACCTGTCTCCCGTGAAAGACCAGATATCCAAGATCAGGAAAGAGATAGAGGAAATAAAGGGTGAGCTTTCCGGAAAGATACACTCCGACAAGGCCAAGGCCCGTGTGGATGAGCTGGAGACGAGGCAAAAGGATCTGGCCGTATCCTTGGCCCGGTACGAGAAAACAGAAATGATAGCGGACAGGTTCATACATAAGAAGATGGACATGATGGAGGAAAGGATCAACTCCTTATTCCGCATGGTCAAGTGGAAGATGTACGAGCCGCAAATAAACGGCGGCGAGAAGGAATGTTGCGAGTGCTATATAAATGGCGTTCCCTTCGGCGTGCAGAACACCGCCACCAAGGTAAACGCGGGATTGGACATAGCCTTGGCATTCTCTCGTATCTATGACGTTTACGCCCCGGTATTCCTTGATAACCGGGAGTCCGTCACGGAACTTATAGACACGGATACGCAAGTCGTATCGCTGATAGTATCACCGGAACATAAAGAATTGACAATTAAAAACAAGTAATATGAACACTCCCGTATTAGCGGCGCAACCGCAAAACATGGCGATCAATCTTTTCGATCCCGCACAATTCGAGACAATGCAAAGGATATGCAAGATGTACGTGAACTCCGATCTGGTACCCGAATCGTATAGGGTAACGGACAAGAGATCGGAGAGCAAGGCCGTGGCGAACTGCATGATAGCGGTAAGCATGGCGCAAAGGATGAACGCCGACCATATGATGGTCATGCAGAATCTCGATATCATACAAGGCCGTCCGTCATGGTCCGCAAAATTTCTCATCGCTACGGTCAACTCATGCGGGAGATTCTCCCCGTTAAGGTATAAGTTCACCAACCTAGGAAAGATCAAGAACGTGACGTATACCGACTATGAATGGAGGAACGGAAGGAAAGAGGCCGTGACAAAGACATTGAATATCGAGATCGACAATTTGGAATGTATAGCTTATTCCTCGGAGAAAGGCCGTGACGAGATATTGGAATCCACCCCTATCACCATGGAAATGGCAATAAAGGAAGGCTGGTATACCAAGTCGGGATCTAAATGGCAGACAATGCCTAGGCTGATGCTCCAATACCGGGCGGCTTCCTTCTGGCAAAGGGCGTACGCTCCGGAGATCAGCATGGGAATGATCACGCAAGAGGAGGCACGTGATATAGAGGACGTGGATTACATTGAGATCAATCCGGAAGACAAGCTGAAGGAGGAACTGGAAAAGGCTAACAAGGAAGAGTTCAAGTGCCAGCAAGAAGCGAAAGCGGCGAGCGATCCTTCTCCCGTCATGGAAGATCAACCCAATCCCGGCAATCCCGAGCCTCCCAAAACGCAAGCATTTAATAACGCCCCTCAAGGCAAGCCTAACTGGATGAGAAGATGAGACTATACGTAGCGGGCAGTTCCTCCTCGGGGAACTGCTACCTATTATATGATGAGAGGGAGATTCTGATACTGGAATGCGGCGTACCTTTCAAGAACATCAACGGCCTCCCGTTCTTCGATCTGGAGAAGGTCGTTGGATGCGTGATATCGCATGAGCACGGCGATCACGCCGGAAGGATAAACGAGTTCCTTGATTACGGGGTAGATTGTTTGGCGTCATCCGGCACGATAAGCTCGTTATCTTTTACGAGCAAGCGCCTTCCATTGATGATCGAGGAAGGCGTTACCGTAATGGCCGGGGCCTTCTCCATAGTCCCTTTCAAGATAGCCCATGATGCCAATGAGCCTCTGGGTTTTCTCATAGACCATCCGGATACGGGGCCTATCCTGTTCGCCACGGACACGTACATGCTCTATTATCGATTCCCGAATCTCAGGCACGTCATGATCGAGTGCAATTACGACAGGTCTATCCTAGACCGGAACGTAGCGGAAGGGAGGATAAACAAGTCCAGACGAGACCGGACATTGCTATCCCATATGGAACTAGGGACATGCGTGACAACCTTAGAGGCTAACGACCTCTCGGGGGTTGACAACATAATCCTGCTCCATTTGTCCGATGACAATAGTGACGAGGTCTTATTCAAGGAGAAAGTAAGCGAGGCTACCCAACGACCGACTTTCGTGGCGACGCCGGGCTTGGACATAAACCTTACACGGCCATGGTCAAGATAGAGAAGACTGGGACGGACACGGATTTGACGGAGTTCCTTTGTGAGCTGGCCGGATATCCACCCGGTACTTACCAAGTGACGATATATCCCGTCGGAGATCTAAGATCCGGCGAGCAAAACAGGTATCTGTGGGGAGTGGTCTACCCTCTCCTGCTCGAGGGACTCAAAGATATAGGCTACGCTTATACGACTACCCAAGAAGTCCACGAGTTTTGCAAGAGGACGTTTTCTGATAGATACGTGAATTACCATTCCGGAGAGATCATAGACATCCCCGACTCCACCAAGGAAATGGACAGGAAGACTTTCGCCACATATTTACAGGTAATCAGGGAATGGTCGCTTAATTATATAGGTATTGAGATTCCAGACCCACAATACAAGAATAATGAAAGAACTGATATTATGCCTCAATGAGGCATGTTCTAAAAGACATTGCCTTTGCCATCAACGGCAGAGGCATTGGACAGACCCGTCTAAAAAAGAAGGGGAAACTGTGAGGCCGGGATCGGCCTTACTTGACGGGAATACTCCTTGCAAAGGGTATGTCCCACAATACGAAAGAAGAAAATATAATATTAAATATTAATGATATGGGAAAGAGAAAAGAAGGTTCTTACAACTTTGACAAGAACGTACAAATGTTTTTGGCTTGCGCAAAGGACGATAACCGTCCCGCTATGGAATGCGTATATTTCAAGGGAGATTGGGCCTACGCCAGTGACGGACATATTATCGTTAAAAACAGGATATCCGAATGCTCAAACCTTGACGAAGCCATGATACAGGCGTTAGACGGCAAATTGCTGCATAGTCTATTTTTTAAGGACATGTTGAAATATGATGACATCCTTATCTCTGATGACGGAATAGAGTGCCATAAGAAGAATGACAAGGCGTTCTTCTATTTCGCGGATGAGAACTTAAAATATCCAGCCGCAGAGAAAGTGATACAAAATCATCTGGCAAAACCCAGCGTTCCGCTTCCTCAAATATCCTTTAACATGGGCTTATTCGACATAATGAGGAAAGCTTTATATGAATGCGATCGATGCACGGCTACTTTCAAGGGCGTTAACGATGCCATCATTTTTGACAGCATGGTAGAAGACGTAAGCAGTATTGGATTAATCATGCCTTTATACAATGAGGCGCTAAATCAAGAAGCTAATTAATATTAGAGTGTGTTTTTCATGGTATTAGATTTGGGTTAATTAATGATTGTCCCCGCCGTCCGGGAGGATATGCGGGGCAAACAAAAAAAAGAAAATTATGGAAATAGTTAAAAGCAAAAGTTTTAAAAATGGTAAAGTTTACTGTTTACGTCTTGAAGATGGTATGCTTGTAGAAACTACCGACACATTTCTTCCGTATTATACTAAAGATGCTATAGGAAGAAAACAAAATTTCCTTGATAATGATAATCTTGGAAATCGTTCTGAAAGGTGGATGATTGGAGTTTCAACCATGAGTGGTTGTCCTGTACGTTGTAAGTTCTGTGCCACTGGTAATATGAAGAAATACCGCAATCTTACAGCGGACGAGATTATAGAACAAGTACTGTTTGTTACCAGAAACGCAGGTTACAACCCGCAGGATTCCAAAGAGTTCAAGATTAACTATACTCGTATGGGAGAGCCTTTCTTGAATATAGAAGCTGTAAAAGAAGCTATTGAACGGATTACGGAAATGTTCCCAAATACTCACCATTACGTTTCTACGATTGGTATTAAAGATAGTGACTTTTCTTTTGTGAAAGGCAATGTTACGCTACAGATTAGTTTGCACAGTTTTGATGAAGAAAAGAGAGGCTGGCTTATTCCTTATCCGAAGAAAATGTCTATTGAGGAACTTGGGCAAATAAGAACAGAAAGCAATCTGAAAACAACTATCAACCTAACATTGGTAGATGAATCTGACTTTGATGCGGATAAGCTGGAGAAGCATTTTGATAAGGAGTATTTCTTCGTGAAGTTATCTCCAATCAATCCAAATAATATATCAGAGAAAAACAATCTTGGTAATGGAATTATCGAGGGAGTGAATTTAGTATAAACAATTTAATTTACAGAATCATGGAAAAGATTAAAGAACAGCTTGAAAAGATGGGCTACGATTATGCAGTAGCCATTGCAACAAAGTCAGAGGTTGAGAACGGAGCCGCTTGCGGTCAGTTGTCTATCATCGTTGAAAGTGATACAGAGGGATGATTTAAATTTTGATTTAAAACTGCCTATTCTATTTCTACAGAGTAGGCAAACATGGTGGTATGGCGGAATTGGTAGACGCTAATTGAGTGTGGTTAATCGTAGAGTGAAATTCTCTGCTAAGTGTTAGATAGGTTGAAAATAAAACCTGACAATCCACATCAATCCTATCGTGCAGGTTCAAATCCTGCTACCACCACGAATAACAAATATCTAATATGGAAACAATACAAGATTTAGATCACTTGACAATGGCCATATACCTTATCACCGCGATGCTAGGTCTAATCGCAGTGATCTTGGCCGTATTCTTATTAATAAACGACAAAGAAAGGAGAAATCCATGGGAAAGAAAAAACATGATTTAGTGATAGCCGTTGACCCGGACATAGATAAATCCGGCGTATGCGTACTGTCTCCTTCCACGAGACAGCTAATTCTAAAGAGCCTCCCCTTCCCTGTGTTGGTCGATTTCATAAAGGAGGCAAGAGAGAGATACAAGGTGATAGACATAGTGGTCATTGTCGAGGCCGGATGGCTTAACGAAAAAAGCAACTTCCATAAGGCTAGGGGTAAATCCGGCGAGAGGATAGCCAAGTATGTAGGTCGTAACCAGCAAACCGGGATATTGCTTCTCCAGATGTGCGAGCACATAGGGATTCCCTGCGAGGAGGTAAAGCCTTTGACCAAGCATTGGAAAGGGGACGAGGGCAAGATAACCCATGAGGAACTCTCCTACATAGTCGGTCCCTTGCCTAAGAGAACGAACCAAGATCAACGTGACGCTACGATTCTGGCTTGGTGGTACGCCGATCTACCAATAAAAATAAAGACTTGGTGATATGGCGAAGAAGAAAGACGAGCAAGAAAAGGTGAAATGTGGCGATTGCGCCAACGGACATCCTCACAAGGGTCTATGCGTTTGGTGCATCATACATGATGCAGGAAGAGTCGCTAACTCCACGAGATTTTGTAACACTTTTAAAAAGAGATAACATGGATATAAAGAAAATGTCAAACAAGGATCTCAAATATGGCATAGACCGATGCAACGCAAGGTTGGCCGGAATAATGCCAATGGGATACATGGACAAGGAGCGATGCCTTAAGGCGTTGGAGCAATATAGGGAGGAATTGTATAATAGAGGAATAATATATTGACATGGACACATCTAAAAAAACATTTCTTTTTAATGCTGATTGGTACGAGGTGTTAGTGGATTATCCTTCGGAGATCAGACTTGAAGTGTACGAGGCGGTTATTAGGTATGCCGTATCGGGGACACTATCGGAGCTGAGACCGCAGGCTAAAATGGCATTCTCCTTCATTAAAAGAGAAATCGATTTCAATCAAAAAAAATATGATGAGAGAGTATCCAACAATAGGGAATCCGGTAAAAAAGGAGGTAATCCAAATTTCAAGAAAGGCAAGTCAAACCCCTATTACTCAAAGGGTAAAGAAGATAACCCAACATTACCGAAGATAACCGAAGATAACCCAACATTACCGAAGATAACCCTATATGATAATGATATTGATAATGATAAAAAAAGAAAATATATAAAAGAAAAATTCGAGGCTTTCCGAAAATCATATCCGGGCACTAAAAAAGGTCTTGACGTTGAATTCAACAATTTTGTCAAAAAGCATAAGGATTATGCCGAGGTCATAGACTTATTGCCTTTAGCCATAAGCAAAGAGATAGAATGGCATAACGAGAAAAAGAATTCCGGCAATTGGGTGCCCGAATATCCGCACTTGACAACTTGGATAAACCAGCGAAGATGGGAGAGTGAGTTTGAAAATATAAACGAGAATGAAGACAAGCAACAGAATGGATCGAGACAGGTTTACATCGTCCCCGATTGACGGCAGGCTGCCTCCCCAAGCCAAGGAGATCGAGCAGATAATACTCGGGGCTTGCCTCATAGAGAGCGACGCTTTCGAGAAAATCGCCTCGGAGCTATCGGAGGTCGATTTCTACGACAAGAGGAACCAATCGGTATTCAAGGCCATATCCGGGCTATACAAGGAGAGAAAGCCCATAGACATGATGACGGTCACGCAAGCGATGCTGTCATCCGGGGAGCTTGAGAGTATTGGGGGGCCGATATACATAGCTTCCCTTACCTCCAAGATCGGTTCATCGGCCCATATACTGGATCATGCCATGATCGTCAAGGAACGGTCCATACAGAGGAAGGGGCTGGCTATCGCCAACGACCTTGAGAACGCCATCTATTCCAACGAGGATATAGGGGACGTACTGCACAAGGCCATAAACGGATCAGAGAGCCTCATGGAGGAACTTATCGGTAAGTCCAATGGCGAGCATATATCCAAGGCCCTTAAAGGCTCCATGGACGGTTTATACAAGCGTGTGGAGATGGCGAGGAAAAACATCCGATCCGGTGTTGACACGGGTATTCACGACCTGAACAAGATCACGAACGGATGGCAGCCGGGAAACTTGGTGATAATAGCGGCTAGGCCCTCCATGGGAAAGGCGCTAAGGATGGATGCCAAGGTCTTGACACCTTCCGGATGGAAACTGAACAAGGATCTGGCGATAGGCGACCAAGTTTGCTCCGTAGACGGGACGGAATCACGTGTGACCGGCATATTCCCGCAAGGGTATGTCAAGACATACATGGTCGAGTTCTCGGACGGTCGCAAGATCGAATGCTGCGGAAGTCACCTATGGAGCGTAATATCTTCCAAGTTCAATTCCAAGGCCGAAAGGGTAGTATCTACCTTGGAGCTTATGGACTTGATAAGCAAGGAAAGATATTCCGGCAGAATAAGCATTCCTCGTTTCTCCGGGATATTCGGGGACAGGAAAGATTTCGTGATCCCACCATATCTCATGGGAGTCTTGTTAGGGGATGGGATCTTGGGCAAAGGGGTTAGCTGGTGCAAGCCAGATAAGTTTATCGCAGACAAGATCCGAGGTATGGTTGACTACGATGTTATCGCCTCAGATGATCGATACCTAATAACCAACACGGAGAACAGGAAGGCCAATAAGTACTTGGCAGAGTTGAAGAACCTAGGATTGCTCAACGCCCATTCTTACGAGAAGTTCATTCCGGACATGTACATTGACACATGTAGGGATCAAAGAGTAGAACTGTTGAACGGTCTTCTTGACACTGATGGGGATATAGACAAGAATGGGGCTATATGTTACAACACCACGAGTGTCAAATTGGCGAGAGGCGTACAAACGCTTTGCTGGTCTTTGGGATATAAATGTTCCTTGAGAGAAAGACGCTCATTCCTTTATGGCGAGCGGAAAAGGAACAGTTTCAGGCTCGTGATCGTAGCGGACAACCCTAGGGAATGCTTCACGCTCCCAAGGAAATTCGACAGGGTGAGGATGGACCGGAGAAACAAGCCTTTGACCGTGATGTCCGTGACACCGACCAACCGCAGGGTTGAATGCCAGTGCATATCGGTATCGCATGAGAAGGCCTTGTACATAACGGATGATTACATAGTCACCCACAATACCGCCGTGATGCTTCACTTGGCCAAATCGGCGGCAAAATCCAACACGCCCGTGGCTATATTCTCGCTTGAAATGTCCGACATAAGCTTGGCCAACAGGTTGATCCTATCCGAGTGCGACGTAGATCCGGAACGGTTCAAGTCCGGGTATATGACAAACGAGGAGATCAACAAGGTAGAGACGGCAGTCAACGAGCTTTGGAGGCTCCCGATCTATGTCGATGACAACCCGTGCGTTACGATGGATTACATCCGCTCACGATGTAAGATACTGAAGAAGCAAGGCAAGTGCGGGATCATCATGGCCGACTATCTCCAATTGGCGGAGAGCGGGGAACGGGAAGGAAACCGTGAGCGGGAGGTAGCCAAGATGTCAAGGACCGCCAAGATCACGGCGAAGGAGTTAAAGGTTCCCTTCTTGCTCTTATCCCAATTGAACAGGGGAAACGAGGCCAGACCGGACAAGAAACCCCTCCTATCCGATCTTAGGGAATCCGGGGCTATCGAGCAAGACGCTGATATCGTAATGTTCATCCATAGGCCGGAGTATTACAAGATCGAGGTAAAGGACAAGAACGGGAACGTCGAACACAACTATGGGGAGTTGATCGTGGCCAAGAATAGAGATGGGGCCACTGGATTAGTAAAATTTAAGCATAATGACGGCATGACCAAGTTCTACGATTACGGGAGTTATGACAAGGACATGCCTTTTTAAGAACAAGATCATGGAAATAACAGAGAGATTAAGAAACACCCCTACCGGGTTCACGGTAAAAGTCGGGGAAATAAACGTGCAAGTGATGAGATTCGTCCCCTGCACCAATACAAAGGCGACAATTTGCAAGGGCTGTGCCTTCCGGGACGAGGGAGCGAGGTTTTGCGAATACAGCAAGGCTTGCATGGCCCATCTGAGGCCGGACCATGAAAGCGTAGTTTTTGCTAAAACGAGAGAGATATGAAACAATACAACGATTGGGATGAGATAGACAAGGACACGAACGGCCTTGTCACCTCGTTAACCTACATGGTTCTCTTCGTGAACGACCAAGTGTATAACTACACCGTATCGCTCATGGAGGCCATAAGGAAAAGCGAGCACTACAGGCATAACGCCAAACGGACGGCCAACGCTATCGAGAAAGAGATAGACGCTTATAACACCAACATCTTCCGGATAGCCAAGGCCAACAAGGAGGCGTTTGCCGAGATTACGCAAAGCATGGAGGAGGACGTGCGGCCTCATATAGACCGGTATTACTACACGATCAGCCAGATATTGCTGGATCACGGGGTATCGGGCTCATCTAACCGGATCGCATCCCTGTCATCCACGATAAACATGCTGGCGCAGATGTCTAGGATCACGATAAGCGATTTCGGCGACAGGATGCGGAGAATCGTCCCGTTGGCGTACAATCCCCTGTCCTTTCTGGCATTGGACAAGGTAGAGTACCTGAGCGACCGGTTATCAAGCGAGGTCACGGGGAATGACGTGAGAATAAACTTAAATGAGCAGCCCGGGATCGTGAAGGCGTTCACGGCGATAACGAATGCGATACTTGATCCGAGGGTGTTCAATAAGGCTTTTGAGAAAGCCGGATAATATTCCTTCCACATGAAATATACACCTTTAAATTTGGATATATCCGAATTTAAAGGCAACTTTGTATCACAATTTTATTAGAGATGAATTTTGACATCAAGGAAATGGTTGATTTGTCCGGGAAGAAAGCCCATATTTACTCTGTCATTTTAGAGGGAGAAGATAAGACCTTGTTGGAGGAGTTCTTCGATAGCAATTCCTTATATGAGGATGAATTGGAGGAAATCCTGTATAAGATCATTTCTTTGGGGAAGGACACAGGATGCCGTAGACAGTTCTTTAAGATGAACGAGGGTAAGCCTGGAGATGGAGTCGCAAGATTATTAATACCTAAAGGACGACTTCGCCTGTATTGTCTTTACTTTGACAACACGGCTGTGTTTTTCGGATCCGGGGGATACAAGCCGGAAACAATACATGCCTATCAAGAAGACGAGGTCCTAAACTCCAAGGCTACACAAATGATAGAGATCGCAAGGAGAATCAACAAGGCTATAGTAGATAGAGATATCACTATAGGAGAAGATGGAAGTTTAACGATTAACAATTGGGATTATGAATGAAAGAAAAGCCGAGGGGACGCTAGGCTCAATGCTTGCTAATATAGACAAGCGCAAGTTAAGCCGTACCCGGAACAGGATGCTGTTAGCTATAAAGATATCCGAGGCCATAAGGGATAAAAACTTAACCCAAAAACAATTCGCATCGCAAATGGGTAAGACAGAATCAGAAGTGTCAGAGTGGCTTTCGGGAGACCGTAATTTCACCGTCGATACTTTAACGGACATATCGGAAGCTTTAAATGTAAATTTGCTTGACACATCAGACGCTAATTTTCAAAGCCTGTCGTGCAGATTCGTAGCTTTTAACACGACCAAGGGAAAGAATATCCCCATGGCTCTTAATGGATCGTGGAATGACATAAGCGGAGATCTTGTATATCATGATAAACCATTTTTTAATGTAGGATAAAATGGAAATAACATATGAATTAAAGACATTAGTCGAGGATGTATATAAATACAACTATGATTTCAGTCCCTCTTCTGTCAACAAGGAAGACCTTGAGTTCAGGTTCTCCCATTCCTTGAAAACAAACAGAGAGAAGAGAGAGGTGACTATAGGGATACGTATAAAGCTAGTAGATCCTAAGAGCGGGACTGATTTGGTGGAAAATTCAGCAAGATCCGTATTTGTCATTACTCCTTATGATTCTGTTATAGGATCTGTAACCGATAATGATCTTATCGTAAAAACACCATTGTTGATTGATACGTTCGTAAACATAACGATAGGAGCGTTAAGAGGAATGTTGGTGAAGAACTTGAAAGGAAGCCCCTTGGAAGGTTGTATCTTGCCTTTGATCCCAATGGATATAGTCCGTAATAACTTAAAATCCAAATAAGGAATAGGCTCTATACAAGAATATTATTTTTTGACAATACACATAAAAAAAGAGGTTGTGCCATACGCAGGCACAGCCTCTTTTTATTTTTTATCTAAATAGAACATGAGAAATAAAGAACTAATAGCTCTATTACAAGAGCAAGACCCGGAAGCGGAGGTAATGATCAGAACGTCCGATGGAGAGTATGAGTACGATCCGGTGGATGTAACATGGGACGAGCAAATTGAATGCGTAATTATTCAGGAGGGGTAAATATGAAAAATGAAACAAAAATCCTCAATTTATTTGTCGGTAACGACAAGTATAGACCAGCATTAAACCAAGCGTTCAAGCAAGGGGACATGGTATGTGCCACTGACGCTATCACGCTTATAACAATACCTATATCCTTGATAGGTCTTAGGTATCCGTATCAAGACAAGCCAGATGTATCATCTGTGTTGAATATAAGGAAAGAATGCCATAAGATCATAGAATTGTCTTGGTTGAAGGAATTGTACCACAACGTCCCGATAATAAATGAAACGTATAAGTGCGAGGCTTGCGCTGGTACCGGGATGGTTGATTATGAGTTTTATTTTAATGGAACGACCTATACGGAAGAGGAGGAATGCCCCGTATGTCGTGGAGAGGGTCATTTAGGCGAAACCGGGGAAATGATAAAAGATCCCCAATATGACATTGACATACACGGGAATCCTTTTAAATCCGGACGTGTGCTTAAAATGATAAATCTCATGAAGCTTCTTGAGATCACCTCTTGTGTTCTTGTTTCGAACCCTTCATCTGAACCTAACCTATTTAGGTTCGAGAATGGGATAAATGTAATATTAATGCCAAGTTTGAAATGATATGAATCAGATTTGTACGAATAAAGAACAATCATCCCGCCTATTAGAGGCCGGGGTGAGACCGGAATCGGCGGACTGTTACCTACAACGCATAACAGAAACCGATGATTGGTCAAACAATAACGTATCAAGTCAGATAATAGAATCATGGATGGACAACTCCGGCCTATTATGTGTGGATGGTTGTTATCCGGCTTGGTCTCTATCCTATCTAATCGGGATGATGCCCGATCAAATAGAATGTGAGGGATACAACTATTACCTATTCATACTTCCACGAGATGAAGAATTCACTATAAAGTATTCCGCTGGAAGTAACCTTGCCAAGTCATATTGCAGGGAGAGCCTTTTTGATGCCATCACAGAAATGATTGAATGGCTTATCAAGGAAGGACACCTTGACAATAGAAACTAAAAAAAGCCCAAAGTTACAGGACAATGGGCTTGTGTCTTTTCTCGGACAAGGGAGATAGGACAAGGAGGTGAATGACAGTTCACCAGATTGGAGGTGTTAATGTTCCAACCAAACGCAACGCAAATATATAGGTTTACCATGTACTAACAATGCGTGGTTAGCAATATTTAAATATAATTTAAAATCATGGAAATAATAAGAGATTCTACCATTATGGCCGAGTGCCCTGTATGTCATACTGTATTGAGGTTAAGTACAGAGGATATCAAAACTTCCCTTAACCTATCGGGATTCTTCATATGTCCAACATGTAACCGTCACACGGTATTGTACAATTCAGAAGGGATATTAAATAATAAGATAAGAGTCAAGATCATAAAAAATGGAGATAAATAAATATGAGCAAGATTGATATGAGACAGACAGTAGAAGAAGCGGCTCATTTATTCGCTGAAAGCAGGAGTAGCGGTAGTGCATTCCCGGCGTATTATCAGGGATTTATAGCAGGTGCCGAATGGGAAATGGCAGAAGCTATTAATGCTCACTGGAAAAGTTGTCCAAACCTCTCTAAAGACAATGATCGAATGTGCAATCAAATGAATGATTGCAATCAGAATTGCGAGTACATGAGGTCTTTTATTAGACTATTAAGAGGAATAGTATTAACCGAGCCTTAATGGTAAGGCTCATAATAAAAAGAATAGAAAATATCGTTTGCTTTTCCAGGAAAATTCGTAAGTTTGCGGCGCGAAGATTACACATAGGCACCGCAAGCGAGTGGTCCAGTAGAGAATGAGAGAAGTATAAGCAGCTCCCATAATCCGTTCATGTATCTCTACGATATGTGTGGTCTTCGCAAACTAGGATTATGAGGGGTTGCTCTTTTTTTTTATTCATCTAATGCGAAGACCAGATGAAGCAAACGATTCAAGCCACCGGTACGCCCGTACCTGTGTCCGTAAGAGCCGGAAAGTTCTTTTCGTGGCGAAATGTCGCCAAAGTGTTTAACGTATTACCGTTCGGTGTATGCGAGTGTGAAAGCGTTGACGATGCCAAGGGCTATGTCAAGGCGTTGATCTTACTGATATTCGCATTCCTTATAGCTGGGATGGAGAAAGGAGGTGCGCAATGATCGATAAGATTCATTTCGACCTGTCTGGTCTTGATGATTTCTTTTCCAAGGTCATCACTCCGGATGAGTTATGAGAGTCTTTAATAGACTCTGCTGTTTAATTACTCCATGACCATGAATGAGGAACGTTCCGAGACTTTCAAGGATGATGTCGGGACAATATATCTACTTTACAGCGAGTTAAGAAAATTAAAATCAATCAGTTAAATCATTAATCACTTTGTAAAAGGGGGGGGGGGCGTTTTACCGCCCCTCACTGTAAATCAGCGTTAAAAATTATTTTGTCAGAAATTTAAAAGACTTACGTATTATGAAAGGAATCGAAATATTCAAGAACGATCTTTTCGGTGAAATTAGAGTAGCCGGGACAAGTGATAACCCCTTATTCTGCTTGGCGGACATATGCAAGGCGGTCGAGATAACGAATAGCAGAAACGTGAAGAACAGGTTAGATGAAGAGGACGTCCATCTGGTGGACACCCCTACTACCGGCGGTATGCAATCGATGGTCTACGTATCAGAAGCCGGGATGTATGATGCGGTATTAAAAAGCGATAGTCCAAAAGCTAGACCTTTCTCTCGTTGGATAACACACGAGGTTCTCCCCTCAATCCGCAAGACCGGAGGTTACATGGTCGCCAAACCGGAGGATACCCCGGAGGAGATCATGGCACGAGCATTGACCATAGCGCAAGCCACTCTATTAAGGAAAGAGGAACGGCTAAAAACGCTTGAGATCGAGAATGAGCATAAACAGGCCACGATAGAGCTGCAAGCGCAAGAGTTAAGGATATCCGCGCCAAAAGCGGAATACTGCGACAAGGTTCTTTCATCCAAGGGTTATCTCACGGTTAACATGATAGCCTCATGCCTAGGTATTTCCGATATCAAATTGAACAAGCTGCTTTGCGAGTGGGGCGTGCAATACAAGGAAAGCGGCACATACTTTCTTTACTCTAAATACAGGGACAAGGGGTTTACCTTTCACAAGCCACATCCATATACGGATAGCAACGGCGAGATAAAGACACGCCAGCATATGTATTGGACGGAGGCCGGGAAGAAGTTCATCCTTGATTTGTATAACCTTAAAATTTCAGCCTAATGAGAGATAAACCTTTTTATGGGCTGTTATCACGCATAGATGATGACAGTTTATTGGCCAACTTTTTCAATAAGGTGTTAGGGAGTTTGAATACTGCAAGAATCATATCCGCTCCCAGTACTTTTCGTAATAAAGATGATGAAAATAGCCGATATTGCATTGATCTTTTTTATGATACATGCTTGTGGGAAATGTATCTTCATCAATCCATATACAAACTGAGGGGATGGATAAAAACACTGGATGAATACCTGACAGAGTTTGGTGGGAGCTGGAAATATTACGCTTCCTCGAAACGTATCGAGAGCGTTAATGAATATGGCGGCGATGACGATGACTATAACGAGGATGGAAGCGTGAAAGTCATGGATATTCCCAATGACAGGCTTGAGCCTTACTCAGTCATAAGGGAGTTGGTCTGTGACGATTGGACTGATATAGTTCAAGAGACCATCCCGAAAGATTTGGAGAGGCTATACGGATGCCTACAAGCAGAGGCTAATTTATCCATAGCGGATTTTTTCAAGGACAAAATGGGAGTTGATATACCTATGTATCAAAAAGATGACAATGGCAATATGGTTAAGATGGGATTCGCGGACAAAGTATTGCATAAAGCCGCTGAACAAAACAATTCAGAGGTCATGGGATCGTATGTATTGTTGGTATGCTATTGTATGCATGATCTTGTCTCCGCCATAAAATCGTTAAATCCATTTGAAGATAACGTGGAGGCATTGACTAGCGTAAGGAATGACTCAATGCGGCTTCTATCCATGTCCTTTAGTAATATGGATGTCGTAAAAAAATACATGTCATCATAACAGGCACATCAAGTGTCTAATCCGAGCCATCACCTCATAGAAGTTGACAGGCTCGAAATCGAGAGAATCAACCAACCGATCTAGTTCGCGTTTGGAGGATTCTCTCATTTCTGTATGTTGCTTACCTTTTTTCATTATTAACGAGTGGACACCATAAGAAAAACAATAAGATTATCCACATATACCCTGTACCTGTTGTGTCCCTTTGATAAGGGAGAGGTCTAACCAAATGCGAGGATGATCGTTTAAGCCGTTTCGCCAGCAACATTCTCTTTCGTGTCTGATCCATCTTCTGTTTGTTTAGGTGATATATTGTTCCAATTCATTCCCCCAATCATAGAAGCCACTTGCGAAACCATACCTTGAGGATCATCCGTGTCCTTCAAATCCAAATCCTTTTGAAGAAAGTTATATATTTCTTCCGCTAAAGGAGTAAACTCCAATTTTTCCCCTTTTTCGCGCGCCTCATTTACGGATTCCGTCGCAAGACGAGCGGCCTCAATTTTTAAATCTGCTTTTGTTACCATTTTCTTTTCTTTTTTTTTGTTGATAAATATGTCTGTTTATCTCGTTTTTATAGACAATTGCAATCACAAATGAACAGCTGGATATCGGGAGCTAGCTTTCCTCCTATGTACCCGCTTAGGTAAGCTATCTCTTCTCCACCCACATCCATATTTAAGGCTATAGCCATGTGATCGGTCAAGTGCCGGCACTCGTGGAACAACGAATTGGAGAACTCCCTGTAAGACGAGGTCCGGCCTATCACCATGACGGATTCCCTTCGCCGGTAGTTGGAATAAGTAAGTCCCACGTCCAGATTGCACGACCCCATATTGCCATAAGCCTCCCGTATCTTGCTTTCCGGGCAACCGACCCTCCTCAATAGGGCTATGATATCGGATGTCCTCGAGCAGGTGACGTTATACAGCACGTGGATCACCCAATCGTATCTCTTGATATGGTAATCCCGTCGTATCATCTCCTTACCGTCTTGAACTCCCGCTCTATCCTCCTCCTTTGTTGCCGGGTGAGATTGGTAGCCTTGAGATTGCCAACCACCTCGGATACCTTGTAAAAATCCTTCTCCGGCATACTCGCCAGCACGTCCTTGGGGGACTCTCCCTTCAATATCCTCAGTATGTAGCCCCAGCCTCCCATCACATCATCTCCTCCCAGATTATAGGCGTGCCGGACCCGATGCAATCAGCATAGAACCGGGTGAACACTATCCCGTCGTAAGCGTCCGGATCGTCGCAGACGTTCTTGACATAAAGGGCGGCGTACTGCTCGTTAGGCACGGATGAGCCAAGGTAATCGGCCTTGCACATGTTGGCGGCGTAAACATAATCGTATCCACCCTTTTTCTTCACGTCAACGCTATACTTCTTTAGCATCTCATCCACTTGATCCTTGGTGAAGGGGGTTATCTTGACCTTCTTCCCGTTTCCGTCCTCCTTCTCCATCATGGATACGGCCCAATCGCACATGGCCTTGGAGAAATGCCATCCATACGCCTTCAAGTAGGATCGCATCCCGGAAGGGAAATCATCATACATATCTAGTCTCATATTCCTGTCTTTTTTTAGGAGGGGGAAACCGGTTCCCCCCCTCATGGTTATCTACGATAGCGTCTTGAGTAGCGTCCGGTGCCCGGTACCCCACGGCGATTGCCATAACCGCCACCGGATGATCCACGACCGCCGCCACGGTTGCCGTAGCCGCCACGTTCCCACATCTCACGGAACTCGTCGTCGTCATCGAACTCATCGTCATCGTCTTCCTCCATGCGGTTGCCATAGCCTTCCATGGCCTTCCGCTTTCCTTCCTTACAGCCAAGCTTATAGGCCTCCTTCGCCAGTTCCAACATATCCTCGTCTTCCATGGCGTCGAATTCCTCGATCAGCTCTCTCAGTTTTCTGCTATATGTTCCCATATCACTCTGTTTTTTTATTCTTGTTATTATTACCGTTCACGGAACCGACAAGTTGCTCCATCATGGCAACCAACCTTGCGTTAGCCTCCTTCAGATCGGACATCTCGTTTCTCATGTTAGCGATCTCACTCTCCCTCTCCTTCTCCCGGGCAAACTCTGGGTTCAGTATTACCAGCATCTTCTCGCACCCCTCAATCACGGATTTATGGTAATCGATGCTGTCAAGTGCCTGTCGGCTTTGCTGCATCATGGCGTTGATCTCCGTATTCAGGGCACCTAGATCGCATGACACAACCAGTTTCTCCCCGTTTGTAGTGGGGTAATCCGTAATGGTAACGTCGGACAAGACGTTGGAGAAGCTGACGTTGTCCTCACCTACCTTGGCCTTTATGTCCACCACGATTTTAGCTTGCGGACCATACATATTGAAATTTGGATTCTCCGGTCTCGGAGGGGACACGCTGACTATGCTTCCAACCTCACAAAAAGGCGTATTCCCCTTATGAAGGATATATAAAGGATTCCCTTGTCTCTGATTCTTGAACATATTTCTTGGTTTTTATGAGAGCCGGATCGCTCCGGTCTCTCGTTGATACTCTATCACACCACTCCCGTCATTATCTGGAGCGTATTATTTCCCGACTCATAGTAACACAGGTAAATCCCGGTTCCGGTAATATCGGATGCCGTGACATCCGCGCCGTTAATGGTCGTTAGCGCCTGCGTGGAGCCGTTCGTGTCAAACACTACCGGCAAAGTCCCGGTAGTACCAGCGGGGATAGGCTGGGCCAGACGGAACAGGATCAACCCGCTAAACGGGGCTGACAGGAACGGATGATTGCGGAAGGAGAAACGAACGTTGGCCGTCCCGACCGTAACGCCCGTGCTCTCCAAACGTGGGATACCGTTCTTGTTCGCCATTATGAAAGGACTAATGAATGCCATAACTCTTTATTTTTAGGTTATTGACTCATTAACCCCATCCGTTACCGAAGTTTCCCCAGTTACCCAGACCTAGGCCTAATCCGTACTGGGCGGCCACGCAAGTGGGTATGCCTACCACGGGAGAGTAAGGAACCTTCGCCACCTCTGGCTGGTTACACTCGATCTTGGCCAATCTTGAGCTCAAATCACCCAAGGCGTTACCTAGCGGGGCGGTCTGCGCTTGGAGAGTCGCGGCGAAATAGGCGTTCTGGTTGCTTTGGGAGATCTGTCCTTTCAAGGCTAGGTTCTCAGCCGTCAAGCGATCCATCTTGTCTTGTTGATACAGGTTCTTGAAATCACGAACCTCGTTGATGATATCACGGGTGTTCTGCAGGCCTGAGTCACGAAGAGTCAACGTGTTGTTGTTCATCGTATTCACCAGCGTGTTTGTCTGGTTGCAGCTAGCCAATTGGTTCTCATAGCCCATCTTGGTGATGTTGTTGTTAACCGTGCAGCAGCACTCGGCGATCTGCGTCAACATCTGGTTGTTGCCGGATTGAATGGCGTTGATGATCTGCTGGGAGCTCATGCCTACTTGGTTACCCACGCTCTGGATCTGTCCTTGGATCTGGCAGATAGCGTTTTGTAATTGCTGCGTAGAGCAATTCAAGGAAGATGACAATTGGCCGATGGCCGTTCCGTTTCCTTGGATGGCGTTCATTAATAGTTCCCGTCCAGCGTCATTGTTCAATTGAGCAGGAAGGCCGTTAGCGCCATTGTTTCCAAATCCGTTTCCACCCCAGCCCCCAAACACGAAGAATAGGAGAATGATCCAGATCCACCAACAACCGCCTCCGCCCCAAGCGTCTTGGTTGCCTTTGTTGTTCATTAACGCGGCGACCAAGTTGGGGTCCAACGATTTTCCACCACCGCCCATCAAGCTCGGGAGAAAGGCCATGATGTCAAACTTACTTCCACCGGAATTACCTCCCTCTGGAGTGCCGATAAAATAATTTCTATCCATTATCTTTAATTTTTGTCGTTAATCCGGCACCATTACCGGACACGACAAAAATCAAGAGAAGTGCCTTGCTAAATAAATATCTCCTTGCTAGCTTGTTGCGAGGTTGTTGCTAGTTCTTTGCGGAAGGGGATGACACAAAAAAAGCGCCGCCAATTTGTGTTGACGACGCTCTTACCTTTTAAGGGAGGCTTTATAATGATATGGAAAGGAGCTCTTCTCCTAATTTATGCAAGGCTTTTTCCAATTTTAAGCTTTGTTCGGGTCTAGGATTTCTTCCTCCAGAAGCATAATGCCATAATTGTTTTTGATTTATCCCTGTAATACGTTCTAAGCCAGCCTTTGAAAATATGCCAGAATAAAACTCCAACAAAGACCGTACATCCATTTTAAACACCAACTCGTAATCACCTTGCAACTCTTCCGGAATATCACAGCCTAGCTCCTCACATTCCGAAACAAAGGTATCAATAGATTCTATCATACCCATTTTTATCTCATCAATAGTTTTACCGGTAGCTATTATACCGTCCAAACCATCAATATAAGCCGAGTAATTATTGTCGGCCCGTTCAATGATAACTCTTAGTGTGTGCATACATTTTTGTCTTTTTTCTTCTTATGTTTTTCATGTATTAATTCAAAAGTTTTCTGGAGGCGGCATCAGCAGGACTATTTAAGTCCTGCCTCCCTTAAAACGGAATTCAACGTCCCTTCCTTTAGATCATCGTTGAGATTACCCGGAATTACTATGGGTCTTCTGGCTCCTTTCCTATAGTAAATCCTATGATCTCCACGCATCCGGACAAAACGCCATCCGTTTTCTTCAAGTAAGGATATAACATCCTTGACTCTCATTACCATTTGACCTCCTTTCTTTTTTAATTTAAAAAAAAGATAACAAACAACGAAAGTTTGACAGGGGCAAAGGTAACTATAATTCTACTATGTCCAAACAAAACGATAACTATTTTTCTACTATTTCGTATATACAACTATTTTAAGGTTAAAAAAGTTCACGAATATAGAGGATTTTCTATAGCTAATTTTTCCTTCACGCTTTCTAATACACCTCTCAGGAAATAACTCCTCTTGATTCTGTCCGGGTACAAGTTACGCATCCTGTTGACCGCCTGCCTCGTCATCCCCGTCAGATCGGATATGATATTGTCGCTTAACTTGCGATCGGCCAGTATGGTTATAGCCACTCCCCTAGCGTCAACATTGCGCTCCTTGTTGTTGCTAAACATCATTACCGGATCGGTCCCGCACTCCTTGCATACCGCCTCTATCACTTTCTTGTAAAAAATTTCCACCTTATTCATAAACTTTTTATTTCGTGGTTTGTTTTACTATCAAAGCCGGGCACAAAAAATGCACGGCAGAAAGACTTATAAGAATCTTCCCGTCGTGCGTGGCATGAAAAATAATCAAACTTCCGATCCGATTATTTAGGGAAGATTCTTTTTTCTTTATCTTCCCTTTCCGGTTCGTTCTCACGAAGTCACCATCAAAATAATATTAAATTAACCATGAACAAAGAAACGTCAGCCCTTGTTATTCATATAACGCATTCATTCTATTATCAGAGGTTTCTCCGGCGTGAGCCATGGAAGCCTCACCAAATCCTATATAACCCACCTATCCCGACATAGGGTGACAAGCCATGCTTTCCGATCCCATAACCGGCTATGACCCCTATTCCCCATCTACGTGGATTTATCGTCTTGGTTATATACTCAGTCTTGCGATATACATCGATGTAATCAAGATTAGGCTTATAGCCGGATATCGACAGCCGATAATCATCCGTCTTATACTCCTTGCTGGTTATGGGTACCGGGACATATACCGGCTCATGTACCGTGTCACCGTCCAACGTAATGTAGACAGGAAAAGGCTCAGGTATTGTTTGTACCAGTGTCTCATAGACCGGGTACGGGATGCTGTCATGTATCGTATCCACCTTGCCGAACGTGTCGGTCTTGGATATCGAATCACTAGCCACATCCCCCCGGATATGGTAGCCAGCCGTGAAACTGGCTACCAAGCACACTAGTATTAATATTACTTGCCAAGGTTTCATAGCAAGTTCCATCCAGCGATAACGTCCGACATATCGGCCTCTATCCCATTCTCCACCTTGCTCATACCAGACACAATCCGGATCATCTGCTCGCGATCATTGATGTTGATCGGATCATCGGACGGGATGCCGGCGTAACCAGATACGGCCTTGATATAGGCATCTGTATCATTCTCGTTTTCAGGAGCCCAACGACTGATCATCTTGCGGATCGTGTCAAGCTTATAGTTACGATAGTAGTTCGAGAGGATTCGGAACACCGCCCGGTAGCCGTATGCCATCGTTTCAAACTGCTTAAATGATTTATCCTTGCTCGGACGTATCTCACCTTGGAACAAGTCGCTGTTGATCCGGATATTTCCGGGATTACATAGACGCAACCCACGAGGTAAATTGTCTTTTCCCATATTTTATTATCCTTTCTTGTTTTTATTAATGGCATTGGATAAAGCGTTTGTCAAAGCGTCCTCCAAAACCTTTTGCGTTACAACTTTACCGATCATGTCGGCAGTCTTACTAGCCTGTCTCCTCTGTTTGGCATCGGCCTTCTCCCAGATAGACCTAACCTCCGTTATCAAGATAAATACGGTCACTATCGAGGATACGACCGGGACATTGGTCAAGAATGGCAGATGGATAAATTCCCAAAAACGGCACACGTAGCATACCGAGTCTATACCGCACGCTATACATACGCTGCCAGCGTAAAGTATGAACTTGCTGACCGTCCTGCGCATGCCATACGAATTACGCTCCTCTCCCCTCAGTTTGGCCTTGTAATAACCCGAGGCGAAATCCCATCCCATCGCCACCATAACGATGAACATCTCAAACACTACTACCGTTAGCAGTTCTCTCATGCTGCAAATCATCTTAAAAAACTCCATTCTTCCGATCCTTTTTTTTATCAAATAAATATTACATCATCCCTTACCGATATCCCCGTATCCTTGATAACCAAATTGTCTCCCGATACCGAGACATTCGCCGCAAGGGTAAACACCAATATATTTCCGTCAACGTAAGCCTTGCGACTAGGCTGACGTACCGTAAGCCGCTCTTTGACCGCTCCGTTTCCGGTCGCCACGGTCAATACCTCGTACCGCTCCGTCCCCGTATAATTCTCCGTGTCACTCGTGATGACGATCTTGCCATTATCTCGCCCTGTATAGGCAAGGTGGAGATTCCCTCCACCTACGCCCCATGGTATCACTTTCTCCATACCGGGCAGGGGTCAAGATACCGTCCATTGCGTATTGGAGGTAACAATAACGGTAACAGCGCTTCCATCCGCAGGGATCGTTATAGCTGTCTCGCTTAACGACAAGTTAGCGTCTCCGGCTGTTTGCTCAATCACGATCTGCTGCTGAACGGTGCTACCGTTGGATACCTTCAGGGTCCTGTCTATCTGCTCTATCGTGGTATTGGCCGGCAAGGTCAGATCCACAGACCATACCACCTCGCCTGTCGCTCCCGGATCTCCTTCGATCGCCTCCGTATTATTAGTGGGTTTACCACCTGCGGTATACTGGAGGGAGATCGTCGCCTCCTTCGCTTCTCCCACCCACTCGAATGACAAGGCGGCAGAATTGGATTTCCCATTGACAGTGACTTTTCCTCCTGTCTTATCTGCCGCCATCGACGACCCGTTGTCTATGGATATATACTCGGGTTCCGCCTCTTGCGTCACCTTATAAGTCTTGGGTTGCGCCACGCCGGATCCGGTCACCGTGACCGTTCCCATTCTCGGTTTTCTGCCCTTATACGCCGTCGCTGTATTCCTAAGCGTATCATTACCCGATCCAGACATCGGGCTTACTGTCAACCAACTAGGTTTTGCCATACTTCTGAAATTTTTAATTAATTATTTACTATTCGACATCCCATAAGACGTTTGATATTATATTCACATCCGCTTCAAAACCATTACTCCTTTGTAGCCATATAGCCGTTGGGGTGACGATCAAATGCGCTTCCCTAGTCCATACCGTATCTCGTCCCAGATAGATTTTCTTCACGTCCGCTCCGTTAAACTTTATATCTATCGCTCCGTTCAGAATCATAGTATTACATATAAGATGTTTGGATTAGGGATCTCGATCTTGTCATACTCCTCTTGCGTAATGGCCTCGATCCTATGGATTGAGTCAGACACGAGGGTGTTCTTGGGGTTATTCAATATATCAAAAGATGAGCTGACATCCACCGTGGACACTTCCAGATTCGAGCAAGACTGTTCGTTAGTCTTCCCGCATGATCTCGGTATGAGCTTGAACGCCTCGCAAGCGTCAACGGCCATCATGCCATCTTTCTTATAATTCTCGAATAACGTCAACGTGTAAACCCCGCAATGTATCTGATCCTTCCCGTGATAAGAGAATCTTATGACGTTACCGACAAGGAGGAAATCCTTTATCTCTATCTTCTCGAATGAGTTTGACAAGATCACCTTCAAATCCCGCCCCTCAAGTGGTTCGGGAACATTATCGTGCAATATCGTCCACTGGACGGATATGTCGTTGCCTATGCGGATAGTTTCCATGTTATTGAAGAGTGAAGGGGTCTATTATTTTAAAAGATTCTCCATCTCCATTGGACACAATAATCTTTCCTTGGCAACTCTCGGAAATTTGAAAGACATAGTCTGATCCAGATTTAAAAGATCCTAATGCCGTACATCCTTTAAGAGAACCTGAAATTTGGAGTCTAGCCTGTCCTTCGATGTTAAATAGGTTATTAGTCACCATTAAATTTGCGCCATTCAATAATATATCTACATAATTATTTACCGTATTACCGCTAACTTCCATAGCGACATCATCTATACTAAGTCCATATCTCATATCATTAGTATCTATTTTTGAGTTAACGGTTCCTTTAACAGCTATGAAAAAAGACTTATTTGAGCTATTTTTCTTTATCCTGGCAGAACCTATCGATGGTTTTGCCACACTAAGGACATACACAGCAATATTGGTTATACTATCAAGAATATATATTTCATTATTCATTGCCTTGCCATCCAAGGAAGCGTCCATAACCGAATCCTCGCTAATGCCATTATATGAATTTAAAAAAGTAAAAGTAAAAAACGGTACAGGACCATTTGTCACCTTTTTAAAAATATTTGAGTCTATTTTCCATTTTATGTTCTTAAAATCAAAATCAGCCTCATTTCCATATTCGTCTATAAGCCTATAAATATATCCTTTCCCACTCTCATGAGCGATTGGATACGATTTAGTATCATTATTGATATCATACCATATTTCCCAAGATCCTAGGTCTGATCCGGCGAAGTAATCATCACCTTCACGCATTATGGCAGATGCTTTACGTTCTAGTTTATTGGAAGATTTAGCCGTGACGATAATGTCAAAAGGTTTCTCCGCTGAAACAGCCTTGTATTTATCATTTACTTTAGTTACATAATCTGTGATCCTGTACTTGTTCCCTGCGACAAGAGAGCTTGCCTGAATCAAAGATACTATCTCCTGATAGGTTACAGAAATCATTGTTGAGCCGCCAGAACCAGCCAAATCATATTCTTGCCCATTTACATTTATTTTTCTGATTGTTCCCATATTTTTATTTATTTGATTGTTAATACTCCATCAGCAACCGTTGTTTGTGAATCGGAAATAAAAAAGGTTTCACCCGACACTTCCGCTTGTATATTTTTAGTAAAAACCAAAACACTACCTGAAACAAAAGCCTTTGTTATCCCAACTCCGGACTGTAACAAGGCTAACAAATCCTTTATCTGATTAGATTGCTCATCTATAATAGCCTTAAGCTCTTCGTTATTATTATTAAATTTATTGTTTAAACCTATAACTTTCGAATCTGTAGCATCATTTATCCTATCTTCCAAGCTAGGGATTAATACAGTTCCATCTTCCAATATAGACAAAGCGTTTTCTCGCGAGTTATCATCACGTCCTATCCCATAGGAAAACAGCACATTTTTATTATTTAGTGTTGGCTTATTAAAACGACCAAAAGAAACGCCATAATCCGAATTTACAAGCAGCCACTTCCCATGACAAAACGCCAACCTTGCAGGGGCTATATTACCTATAGTGCAATACTCTCCTCCTACATGTGAAAAAGAGCATCCCGGATAAACCTCATTACTATATCCTTCCACATGAACACAGAAGTTTTGGTCTGTATATTCTCTCCCCGAAAACAGAACATTATTGTATCCTTCCACATGATTTGCCTTATGTACTATTGGGGCACTATGTGAATAATATAAATCACCGCATATATTATTATATCCTTCTACGTGGCTTGTGTTATCACAAATAAAATTGTTACATCCCTCGAGGTGGCTTCGGGTGCCAATTGAAATGTTCAGAGCGAACTTCTCTCGTATAGATACAGCGTCAAAAAATAATGAGTGCTCAATATTTTCAGAGTTATAGACTCCGTAATCTTCTATGAAAGTCCTTAAAGAATCTCCACTCGTATCAAAAATAGGCCGATCCGCTATGCCTCCTACGGTATTTTCAATAAAATAAGGCTGGGTGCCTATTGATTCTCCTTCTACATGCGAACCATCTCCTAAACAATAAGAATATAATCCCTCTACATGCGATTGCGCTCCTAAGCACCATGTTCCCCTGCCCTCGGCGTGACCCTCGCTAGCGAACACATTCGTTTCGTAACCCTCCGCATGCGCCCTAGGACCGGTAGCGTTGGTATTCATACCCTCTGCGTGGGCGTAATTTCCTGCCGCCTTGTTATTCTCATAGTCATTGAATATCTCGGCGTTCTTGTAACCCGAGTAGTTTTGACCTACACCAAAGGCAAGGCTGTCCAATTCGATAAAATCCCCGTTTGCGCTTTTATCAACGGAGGATTTAAAAATATAATATCTATCGGCTATGATATTATCCGTAGGGACAAACACGTTCCCCGCCCCATTTCCGTCTTGGCCGGGCTTGCCTTGTGGGATACCTAAATCCAAAGCATAAATAGGTATACCTTCTGGGGTCTCCCCTCTCAAGACAAAGCCAGCCGTTGCCGAGCTATTAAAAGGAAGGGTGGAGACCGTACCGATAGAGACGACCGGAGGATCTCCCGGAGTTCCCTTCGGACCGGTTAGCAAGGATAATTCCACCAACACATTCCATCCGGGATTTCCAACATACCTCCATTGGATATCCGTAGACGAAGAGGCTAGTTCTATCTCCCTACCGTCAAGTCCCTTAAGTATAGCCATGGGGACTCTCACTAATTCCTCCTTAGCGGAAATACCGGGCAAAGATGACACGGAGGATATAGAGTCAATCTCCTTGAACTGACTTAAATCCTTGGACTCCTCCGCTAAGATCTTTTTGCTCTCAGCGGCGATCGCCCGTAAATCCTCGGGCGTGAGAGTAAAACCGGAAGATAATGTAAGATCCCCTACAGCCATATTATCGTATATTATTCTTGTTTAAGGAAAATATTTGCCGCATCGTCTATCACGGTTGACAATATAGCCTTGCTGTCTTCGTCCGAGACTCCATCCTCCAATACTATCGATTTCCTCCCTTTGTCCATAATGTTTACATAACCGAACCTTAGCTCCCCCTTCTTGATCGAAGCCAATACCTCTGTCACCTTTTCGCCCGCTTTCCGTGTTGTCTCATAGGAGATCTCATAATCCCCTACCGTATTCTTGTATTTGCTTCTCAATACAGATGACAATGTTGATAGTGCCATATTAATTCCCCCTTTCTATAATGTTATAAATTTGTCCATACGCTCCCGGAGGCAAGAGTAACGCCACTTTTTTGATCAATACGGCCTCCTCGATTGTTATATCCAATTCTCCGCTAGCTTGTCTTAGCTTCAGATACAGCTCATATGCTTGTAACTTGCTACGAGAGTCATCTTCGTCACGACCTGTCATGTGGATATATTTGCCATCAAATAATCCTTGGCAAAGGACCTCGTCTATCATTTGATAACGTTTCTCCTTTTTCTCTCCGGCAGATACCCACTCAAAGGCTTCTTCGCCTTGAGAATTCTTAAATGCTATGTGAAAATTCACTTTCATAATTATTATTTTTATATTAGGAACTTCTTCTTATCTCCCCCGTATTAGAATGTATTAATAAAGGCTTCCAGTAGGAACTTTCTGCCACTGTACTTAAACCCTTAAACGTTATACCTCCTTCTGTATACAATGCCATGGAATCACTATTATCCGCTATTCCAATCAAAGCTGCCCCTTTTCCGGAATGAGATTCTACATGCCCAGCATATATAAAGGTAAAAACTTGTCCAGCCTCGTGCATACGGATAAAAGCGTCTGCGTCATCTGTCTCCAAGCTTTTATACGACATTATCTTAAAGGCTCCGACAGTCCCCTCCGTTGCAGCCAACTTCTTCACGTACAAATTATCCACGTCGATCATGGAAGTAGATATATAGCCTTTCACTATGACCGTAGCGTCTTCCAACGCCGTTATAATGTCGACTTCCTTGCTCCAGCCGGGAAGTCGATCCACTGAAGTCTGGGCTTCTTGAGCAGCACTTAAAGCATTCGCGGCGTTTGTAATGGCTTCACTTGCCCTGCTATAAGCCGATGAAGCCGTTGAGCCTGCGCTATCAGCCAACTCATGGGCGCTATTCGCTCTGCCATAGGCATCAGAAGCTTTTTCATAGGCTTCCAAGGCTTTATCCAAGGCATCCCCACCCGCCGCATCCACCTTATCTTGCAGAGCGGAGTCTAAATCAGAATAGGTAACGGCTCCCAAAAGGTTGATCCTATTCGACTTAATGGTGGTGGTCGTTGCCGTCTGGTTGATATACGATATTATCTTGTTTCCGTCCTCCAAGCTCTTGGCGGCAAACAAGGTGTTTCCTTCCGCGGACGTTATCCATCCCGCCGTGTCTATCGTGTTCTTTATATTATCCACCCTCGTTGATACGGCCGATATTTGCTGCGAAGTAATATTTAATTGAGAATCATACTTGGTATAAACCTTGCCTGTTTCCTCGTCCACGTACTCCTTTGTCGCCGCCAGCTTGATGGACTCTTCTGTTTGCTCTATCCTTGTCTCCAGCTTGATAATGGAATCCGCCAAGTTGTCGATAAACAAGGAAACACCATAAATCAGTATTTCCCCGTCGAATGAAATACGGAAATCGCCACGCTCGTCCCATTTCCCCGCTTTCGAAAGCTTGCGATATGAGGATGACGGCTCCAAGGACATGGAGACATAAAGACCGGACCCCTCGAAACCCACAGCCAATGTCCCCGCTTGAACAACCCGGTAATGTAACGAGAAGGAATAGTCATACTCAGCCGCCTCGATCTCATGGGATGGTATGTTTATGACCTCATTCCGCTGGAGGATATACGAGCCCTTGATACGCAAGACATTTCTGCTGCCATCCTGATAGATATCAGAGACTCCGCTCTTCTCTGACAGGAAAGAATCATTGGCGTAAATAAACGCTCCGTCATGCCCCCAAAAGCTTATGGAGTTCTCCGTCACCCAATAATCCGTGTTTTTAGAGAAAGAGCTATTTTGTAATATATTACCCGCTTCCAAGGACATATCGTTTCTGATACCCTCTATAGAGCTCTCAAACTTCCCGTCCATGACACTAAACTCCTGCTCTATCGTATTCCCTGTATCAAGAATGTAGGTCGAATTTTCAAAGTAGGCACCGTTACCGTAAATCCCCCAAACACCGGTCAAATCTATACCGTTTTTGGTTCTTATCCCGGAAAGATTTCCGATACGTGCCTTGGTCGCGTTATCGGGGTCTGTCTTCATCCCATACACGACATCCATATATGGAGCGCCGATCTCGTCGATCGTAGTAATCTTGACAATACCCTTTCTGGTAGAATCAGCCACGCTATCTATACGGGTTAATACATCTCCTTGCGCAATGTCGGCTTTATCACCGGCAAAGTTGACAAACGTAATCCAGTCCAAGCGATCTTCACCGTCCGATAAATTACCGATGCCGACTTGATCAACCCGAAGTTCGTATTGCTTGATGATATTGTAATCATTCTCCCCTGTCGGCATTCCCCCAAAATGTTGGACCATCAATATATCCCCCGAACGGAACGGATTGTAGAGCACGCCGTTCCCCGTGTCCAAGTAAATCCTTCCGGTCGCATGGTCGTAATACTCCACCTTCATCATCCCTGAGAATATCACGTTGTCGTTTTCGCCACGAAGCTGAGAGACGATGAACTCATAGACCCGGAGACTGCCTCTCACATTTATATCGTCTATCTCTAAACGGA